AAAGAATTAACAGTATTCGCGGAAACAGCTTCGATCAATGTCTCCATAGACTCGTACTTCTCCGCGATTCTAGCGGATATCTCCTCGTCGCTTTCTTCTACCTTCGGTGACGCGGGAACTTCTGGTGTGCCAGTCCTAGTCGGGAATCCGAAACATCCTCTCTCTAATCTGTTATCTGATACTGTTAACCACTGCGGCCATAATATATCTCTCTCCGCCATAACAGTCCTTATCTGATCTCTCGTGATCGTTTCCTGTATCTCCGGGAATATCTCCATCGCTGCGTCTACGAATACTCTGCGGTTAGCTGATAACTTCTCGTATGTGTACATAATTTATCCTTTGCTTTTTGTTAACCAACGCCATCTAGTATACTGAAAATTAAACTGGATGTAAAGCTCAATAAGCACAATCTACTGTTAGATTTGTGTTAGAAAAAGGATCTTTCATAAATTCATCGTTGTCCATTGTTACCACTTTCGGATAAATGCTACAGCTGTCCTGCAAGGAAGCGCACCCATAAAAGAGAGAAAAAGATAAAAGAAAGAAAAGTCTGAAGAAGGGCATATAAGATAGGTGACACGATTTCTCCTATTTATAAGTGATGCGCCAAGAATTATCTTGGCGCGGAAGGAAAGTAATCTAAATTTCTTTTAGTGGATTATATCCATATTCATCAGGAAAATAAGGATAAGTAAAATCTTCGTCCAGATAATCTTCATTTTCAATTTCATTGTTTTCCATAAAATTCTCCAATTTTAATTTCATCTTGATAATCCATTTCAGAAACAATTCCGTAGGCAATCAAACAAATAACAATTAAAACGTATTTCATTTTAGTCCTCCTCAACTTCAGACACATTATACCTTAGTTGAACGGAGAAGTAAAGCGATCACTCGTTTTCTTCGACTTCGTAGATTATAGCGCACCAATAATTGTCTCCGTGTTCTTCCCATTGCCCCCATAATTTGTCTGCGTCGTTTTCAGACAAATTATATCCAATTCCTATCAAATGTTCTTCATAATAGAATTCAACCGTATGTAATTCTTTATCCATATTGGTTTTCCTATTAAATTATTGTATTAGAAAAATTTATTCATGTAAGCATATACGTTAAGGAATCCGCAAATTGAAATAAGAATATAACAGAAAATGTATACTTTATGTTCGTATAATTCTTTATTTTGTTTAATATAAAACAACTGATATGCGCTTAAACAAGCAACTATTAGATTCATTCACATCTCCTTATATTTATGAAACTCGGTATTAAGTATAACAGTATATGCTCTAAATAATTCTATATGATTACCTTCTTTTGCATGTTTTAATTTTCTGGTAACATAATCAAATCTTTCAATTAATGATTCTGGAATTTCATATTTTATATTATTAAATTCTTTTATCATATTTTTCTACCAGCAGTGATTATTTCTTCGTTCCTTAATACCTGATACCCTCCTTTATTATATGCAATAGCAACTGTATAATTTTTGGATATTTCTTTCTTGTAGGAATCGTCTTTTTTCAGAGCAATATGATCTGATGTTACTGATGGTATATGTTTAGTGGAAACTGCCCAGGAAGGTATATTCAACCCTTGATACGTTTTCTTGGTTTTTGTCTGTTTATTTGGTAAACCCTTTCCGTAAATATAATTAAGATATTGTTCTTCTGTTAACTTATATTCGCCTATTTTAGCACGAAGGTTGTTAAATTTCTGCATTTCAATCATATCTTTTTTAGTCAATTTTTTCATATTCACCTCAGGGATATTATACCGTAAAATTTGCTAGCAGCCTAGCATTTTCTTTACTCTAGAACATATATCTAAGAATAATTGCCTCTGAGCACTTGTTAAAGCAATATCATCTTGTAACCATAAAAGATCGTTTTTAATTTTATACAATTCTTCGCAAATTTCTTCGGAGGAAAATTTCTGAAGGTTTTCTAACATTCTATCGGTATATTCTTTTTTCATATATTCCTCAGTTTGATTTGTTTTTAGAAGAAAGAAGCTGTATATGTAATACCATATTTTCAACAACTAATTTAACAATGGTAGCTTTCATAACCATGGAACCATATTCTGGGTTATTAAATTCTTCATTCTCCAGAATAGACATAGCAATTAACCTATAGGAATCTTCTTCGTTCATAGTCAACATACCCCAATCAATAGGGTCTGTTTTAGCAACTTCCATAGCTAAATCAACTATGGTATCTATTTCTTCTTTCATTTAGATTTTAATTTCTTCGGCGTTATGTAAATTACAAAAACTTTTTATTATTGTTTCTTTAGAAATAAATCCATTTTCATCATAATATTCCTCTAAAATTTCTTTTTCAGTTATTGTAACATAATCATCATTTTCAATATAAGTAAATACCCTCATAATAACCTCTAATTAGTTTCTTTCAGTAGTTTATATGCTCTATTGCATAAATCTTCTAAGTTAACATCTTTGAAAATCCAGACAAAATTCATATTCATTTCATAATCAGCATATTCCCAGGCCTCGTGGAAATTAGGAAATTCGCCTAAATGAACAAGTTCGTTTGTATTTAATAAAGCATAATATTGCTTCATTTAAGTTTCTCTAAATCTTCTTTCAATCTTTCATGAAAGGTATCTTCACCATCATCTCCACATAGTAACCAATCAATCCTCTGAGCATATACCGCTGCTTTATGAAGTATTTCTATAGCATTTTTGAACTCATTAATAGTTTCTTCCGAGTATTCATAAAAAGGTTGGGCGATTTTATTTTCATTATCGCGAACGAGTTGATTTATCTCATCCGCAATATGATCAATATTATATTGTTTATAATCAAAAAATCCTCCAGACAATTTCATCTCCTTTTATTTACCTTGTTATTGTAATCAGTGAACCAAATTATAACATCTCTATATATTTAAGTTTTTTAGTTTCACTATCAAATACAACTTTCGCATTAGGAAAATTAGTAGGAAACTCAATATCAATAATACCACTGTCATTACATGAAAAACCTAACATAAATTCTTTATCTTTAGGTTTAATCCTATAAATGTCTTTATCAAACCAATGCGGACGTTCTGTATCTATCCATATACTAGACTCAAGATCAAGAAATTGAATTTTAGCACCATCAGCCCAAGCATGAATCAACTCTGCATGTTTATGTTTCACTTGTTATCTCCTTCGTAAACATAATTATATAATTCCATTGACGCTTTACTTTTACCAGCCCAATCTAAAAAATCTATAATACAATCTGCCGTCATTTCATTGACTTTACCATACCATTCATCTACATGTTCGCTTCTGGAATCAATAAACTTTTTTACATCATCAATATCAATAAGGACTTTCATAATTTATTCGCTCCATTACCGTTCAATCAGACTATATTTTACTACAATCAAGCGCAAAAGTAAAGCGTGAATCAAATCCATGCTATTTTAATCTATATTCATAGAAATAATAAAATGAACCGGAACATATATAATTCCTTCTTCTCTGAATAACACGGAGCCATGCGATAGTCCTTTCGTCAACCCTCGTAGGATACCAAGCAAACCAGTCGAACCATTTATCGTCACCGTTATACTTTTGTCTTTCTTCAAACTTCTTTAAATATGCAGATTTCATTTTTATAATCACAGTTTAATATCCCAATGCAAACCATCGTTAGTCGGTAGAGGTTGAGAGTTATAATCTTTAATAACTAACTCAGCAAACTGTTCTAGTTTTAGATAAAACTTTGAATCATAAGTATAATCAAATCCAACTTCGCGAGCCAATTCAAATACTTTTTCTTTAGTCATATTATTCTACCAATTCATATGTCTGTTCAAATATATCTGGTTTACAAGGGTAATGTTCTCCTTGAACTCCGGTGATAACCCAATCTCCAGGAGTAACAATATGTCCACCCTCTAGGGTATCAATCCATCCAAAATTACCATTATACGGTTTTACTTCGGGATGATCTCCCATCTTAAACCATTGAGCGGCTTCTATAACTACTGGTCTTTTTCTAAATTTCATTCTATTTCCTCCCATGTACCCTTTTCCATATCCCAATGCCTATCATCGTGAAAATCTAACTCAATAGAGTATCCCATTAAACCAAAATCAAAACATATTCCAGCATGACTTTCTCTAATAGCCCATCTAAAATAAAAAGATAGAAAGGTATTATCTTTGATAATTTCTATTTCTAACGTTTTGTTCTTTGATACTTTTATAGAGTTCTCGTAACAAACATCAAACCTGTTCATAAAAGGATTAGTAAAATTAAAACTAAAATATATCATTAATAAGACTCGCTAATAAATATCATTCTTCTGGAATTGAATAATCCCAAGCTCCGCACACGCACTCGAAAGAACCTTTAGCAAAACATATACATATATGATATGGAATAGGCTCGTTATTGTCAGGGTCAGTTAACAATTGACCATCTCTAGCGTGATATAAGCGACCATCTATATCAATAGGTTCAATATCCATATATTTAATTCTTTTTGTCGGCTTCTGCAAAAGCCCTAATAACTTTTCTGTTACCTACGAACCAAGATTTATTTCTCATTTTCATTGCTTTTCTATATAAAAAATGACGTTCAATCAATCCCAATGAAGGAGTTGGAATAGTATGATTCAGATAATATCCATCAAACCAAAACCCACCGTTTCCAGTCCATAGGTTAATACCAGTTTTTTTATGCTCTATACGATACTCGTATATTGACCATTCTTCTGGGTCGTTTAGATTATCCCATATTACTTTACCAACATCGCTAAGAATAAAATTATAAACAAATTTATCAAACATAATCTTAATATCCATTCTTAATAAGAAACTTATTACTAATACACTTAAATGAAATAGAAGGGTCGTGGTAACATTTATAAACCAATCCTTCGCGTTCAGTATTAGGATTCAATTCTGATTTACCTTCAGCTAGTTCCAGTAGAGTATCAATAGTAAAATCTACAGGAATCTTATTCAACATACCAAAAACAGGAACATGTTTCAAATCTAGTATTGCTACCACTTCCTCTCTTGTTTTAGAATCAAGATACTCTGCGTTATCAATATCATATACATCAAAGACGAAGAACTTCTGTCCCTTTATAACATACGGGTTTCCCTGAATACCTTCACCAATTACTTCACCTTGAATGGCGATATTCCTACCAAAGTTTTTTAACTTTTCCTCAACGTCATAAGCAATAGCCATTTTCCAAAAGGTATTATTCTCGTCATATTTTAGGTCAAGATTACGAGAACATACACCGAATTCACCATTATTATAATACATAGTACAAGATGAACCGTCAAGTTTCTCGGTAACTTCCCATGTATAGTCCTTATAAGATTCAAATTCTTTTTTAAGATTCTGAATACGCTCTTGGTCAGTTTTAGGAATAAATGATGGGAAATTACCTCTAATAACTCCAGCAAGACAAGCGGGAATAGGCGGTTCATACTTCTGAATGTTCAAAATTGAAGAAACGTCGTCACCTACATCCCAATCAGTAGAATTACATTCTCCGTCATAATTGGTCATAATAACAGCATATGGAAGAATCAACCCTTGTGAGATTTGCCCACGAAGTTTTACAGTACGCAGACGTTCACCTTTAACGCCATTATATTCCCTTGGCTCTTTACCTTTAGAAAGGAATGAAGCAATTTCAGTAGGAATCCATGAATCAATCTCACAATATACTATGTAATCATTAACTACGAACTCATTTTTCTTAACAACTACCTTCCATCCGTCTACTACTGCTAATTCTATGGCGTCAGCATCAGGAATAGGAAGAATTTCAGCAATTCTACGAACAGTTGCCATCTTACGGTCGGTCATCACGTTACCTCATTGATTAAATTTATAAGAATATTATATTAAAAGTTTAGCGGAAAGTAAAGCCCTAGTCATTGAATATCAGCTTTATACCCTTACCATTGCTTGAGCATAACATATATCGTTGCCTGCTGTAACAAATACTGATACCCCGCCTGATACTGTCCAACCTTCTTTCATAAACTGAATAACTTCGATTTCCAATTTAATCTTATTATAATGTTCTAGTATTGCGTAGGACGCTTCATGATTAGTCATACAAACCTCGCTCAAAACCGGCATTATCTTTTCCTCTATTGTATGCAACCATAATCAACCAGTATTCAAAATTATCCTGAGGTGTTATGATTTGTCCTCTGATGGTATTGCTATGGCGTTTATATAATTTGGTAGCAGTTTGATATATTTCTTCAAATAGTTCATCGTCCATTTATCTTGATACTCCTTTTATCTCTTTGAATAGTTTAGGAACACAACCACCAAGACCAGATAACTCATTGGAAACCATCCAATCATAGACCTTTGATTCAAGGTCTATAATAAGGTCAATATCATCATTTTCCCATAAAACGTCGCGCATATGTTTCTCAATACGTTTCTGGAATCGCCCAGATTCCGTCATATCTTCTTCTTCCACATCAGTATTAAGATGAATAGCATTAGCAATACATACAGATAATGCTATATCTTCCGAGTATTCATCCTTAATCGCATTATATAATCTTTTGAAATTCATTATTCTACCTTAAAATGTTGTTTTATGCTATCAACTAACCCTGAGCGATTAACTTCTAATTCAAAATTATCAGCAATAATCAATACTTCATTAAGTATCAATTCGGCAAATTTTTCTGGATTTGTTTTAATGCCATGTGGAAACTTATCGGCTGACTGTTCCCATAATTCTAAGATTCTTTTGTTCAATATACTACTCATTTATACAGACTTTTCAATGATTCATTAATATAATAATTATCACTCATATCAATTACCTATCTTTCAACCTAGCAATGAATGCATGTTCGGATAGCTGTTCTCCATTCATCCACCATTCTTTACTTCCATCAGGATATACAACAGCTGGACCATCTTCACGATGAAGTTTACCGTTTATCCACCATGAGATGCTTCCATCTGCCCATTCGACAGCAGGACCATCTACTCGATGAAGTAGCCCGTTTAACCTCCATTCTTTATCGCCATTTGCCCATTCTATCGCAGGACCATCTACTCGATGATTTTGATCGTTCAGGTACCATTGTTTCTCTCCGCTAGGATATTCCACAGCAGGGCCATCTTCCCTGTGGCGCTTGCCATTCAAACACCAAATTTTGGTTCCATCTTCACCCTCGATAGTAGGCCCATCTTCTCTGTGTGGTAGGCCATTCATCCACCATTCTTTACTTCCATCAGGATATACAACAGCTGGACCATCCTCTCGATGGCGTTTGTCGTTTATCCACCATGAGTTTCTTCCATCTGACCATTCGACAGCAGGACCATCCTCCCTGTGGCGCGTTCCATTCAGATACCATTCTTTATCGCCATTTGCCCATTCTATCGCAGGTCCATCCTCCCTGTGGCGTTTTCCATTCAGATACCATTCTTTACTTCCATCTGCTCCTTCAATGGCAGGTCCATCCTCCCTGTGGAGTTTGCCGTTTATCCACCATGAGTTGCTTCCATCTTTCCATTCCGCAGCAGGTCCGTCTACCCGATGGAGTAGCCCGTTCAAATACCAAAATTTCTCTCCGTCAGTATATTCAACTGCTGGGCCGTCTACCCGATGGAGTTGATCGTTCAGTAGCCATTCAACTCTATCTTCTTCTACAATTCTGGTAGGTTCAGTCATCTTCTTTCTCTGTAGGCGTTAGTATTTAATTCTTTTTCAACCCAATAGAAATCATCCAGATTATAACCTTCTTCAATCCATTTCTCTCGCCTATTATAATCCCAGATATACTCTGATGCTAATCGCATAGAATTGAATACTTCCATTATTTTATATATTCCCTTTTCAACATTCTCATACATAACCACATATACTTTCATAACATATCACCTATCTTTCAGCCTGACAAATACATCCTTGTTTTCTTCTAGTATAGTATCCAGTGTAATATACACGAACTGATCCCATTCTTCTGCGGTTATTTTACACTGAACGAAATAGTCATACATTTCATGGTAGGTTTTTATTTGTTCAGTAGTCATTTTACACCTCGCTGTTTGACTTAGGCGTATTATACCTGATCTTAGGATGAAAAGCAAGAACTATCTTTTTTTATTCATAAATTTTTTAAACTCAGAAGCTGACATGAAGTATTCCATACATCTTTCTAATGCAGCAAGTAATCTCTCGTCCCTTTCCATAGGAAAACCGCCTTCGTCTGTATCTTCTATAAGGTTTCTCTCATACGCATCCATCAATTCATCACATACGATTCTATCAATAGTATCATAATCCAACTTAAAGTATTTTTCTGTCATTGCTTTTTCCAAAAATAATATCAAGGTTAGTGTTGTTCTACAAAATGTCTTTCTAGGTTATGTTCCTTTACATATCTCCAATGCTCATATTGATTAAAACTCGGAAATAATCCAGAAATAAACATTGTCATTACTAGTGATAACTCAAGAACGGTAATATCATCTTTTGGGTCATACCTATACTGTTTATCTTTATCAAAAATGTAAAGATCACCCAAATGTCTAGGATTAAAGTAGATTTTATATTCAGTATCACTATTATATTCGCAATCAGTATTAGGGTTACTCATTTCTTAATTTCCTCTTGTATGCGTGTATTGCCCTTTCTGATGGAGTAGTAGTCAACAAATATACAAACGAAATGATATATACAATCAGAATTGGAGATAATACCCACCACCATGACCAATCAATATATCCCGTAAGTTTTAGTGTTATGAATATCAACGTTAATACTTCTATAAATCCCATATTATTTCACCTGATTTCTTTTATATGTAATACATTCGTGATGTGTAATATCATCACCTACTTGAACTTCTTCGGTACATGTCCAACTATTATGAAGAAGGTTATAGGACATAATCCAATTCATTAAAATCAAAACATTACCCAAAAGCAAGACAAAAAGAATAAAGGATATTATCATGTTTTTGAATTCATAATCGCTCATCATATTAACTCCACTGATTTCAGTTCTTGAGTTTGACCATCAAACGTAAATTTTACATTATCGAGATGATGTGGCGATGCTGATATTTTGATATTATCAACACTGTTGATATGTATATGGCAATACTTTACAATATCAGGTTTTGGTTTGATACGATATTCATCCCCATTATCAAACATACTTAATCTTTCACCACTACCGCAATCCATCCAACCAGCCTTCCATTTATACTGAACAGTTTCCCCTCTTAAATAAGCATCAATAACATCTTGAAACTTATGTGGTTTGATACGGTATTCATCCCCATTATCAAACGAGCTTAAATCTCTACCCCTGCTGCAATCCATCCAACCAGAGTTCCATCCATTTGAACTATAATACTGAACAGTTTCCCCTCTTAAATAAGCATCAATAACATCTTGAAACTTATGTGGTTTGATGCGGTATTCTCTATTCAAATCCCATTCTGGTTGGCTATACGGAAAAGGAGCATAATCAATCCAACCAAAATTAGAATGAAACATTTGAATTTCCTTACCTTCTGCCCATGCAATAATAACATCTGCGTGTTTATGTCTAGTCATAATTAACTCCAAGTTCTATGCACTTCATAGACCCATTCTCTACCATCATATCCGTTAATTCTCCAATCTACATCATCTGGCACTTCGACAATCTTCAATTCAGCATAATGTCCCCAAGACTTTTCTCCTAGTTCTTCAACTACTTGGACAAGGTAAACGTCATCCCTGTCTATAATTCTAGCGTTTTTACGGTCATAACCATTTAATTCATTATATCGTTTCAGAGCAGCGTCGGATAAATCAAACGCACCATAGCATGCATTGATAACTACTTTCATATTATCCACCTATAACTTTAATCTTGTAACCTAGTATCTTTTCTATTTCATTTACAGTAAGTTCTTTTGTCTTTGTTCTCTTGTTGAATTCTTCTTCTGATAATCGCAGACCGTGTAACCGCCATTCTTTGCCGCCATCTGCCCATATAACAGCTGGTCCGTCTTCTTTGTGGAGTTTGCCGTTTATCCACCATGATATAGTTCCATTAGCACAACGTACAGCTGGTCCATCCTCACGATGGAGTTTTCCGTTCAAATACCATTCTTTAGCGCCATCTGCTCTTTCAATGGCAGGACCATCCTCCCTGTGGCGTTTGCCGTTAAAATACCACTCAGTCTTATCTTCATCAACCTTTACTGTATATTCAGTCATGTTCGTTCACCTATAACTTTGATTTTGTAACCTAGTATTTCTTCCAACTGGGCGATTGTGAGTTCTTTTGTCTTTGTTCTCTGGTTGAATTGCTCTTCGGAGACTCTCCAACCGTGCAGGCACCATTCGTTAGTTCCATCTGCCCATTCTATCGCAGGACCATCCTCCCTGTGGTGTTTGCCGTTCAAAAACCATGCTTTGTCTCCATTTGCTCCTTCAACTGCAGGTCCATCCTCTCTGTGAAGATAGCCGTTCAAATACCATTCCCTAGCGCCACCATCAGCATATTCAATAGCTGGGCCATCAACTCGATGTAATTTGCCATCCAATCGCCATTCAGTTCTATCTCCGTCAACTTGTACTGTATATTTTATCATATTATTCACCATAATCTGTGTCTATAGTTTGAGGTCCATCAATTTGATACAGTAGTCCATTCAACCAATATTCTTTGCTGCCATCAGCCTCTTCTACAGCTGGTCCATCTTCCCTATGACGTTTTCCGTTCACCCACCAATGCATGGAACCATCTGCCCATTCAACAGCTGGTCCGTCGGCTCGGTGAAGTTCGTCATTCAACCACCACGATTTGTCACCATCAGCCTCTTCTACAGCTGGTCCGTCGGCTCGGTGAAGTTCGCCGTTCAACCACCATTGCTTGCTGCCATTTGCCCATTCAATAGCAGGTCCATCTTCGCGATGACGTTTTCCGTTTAACCGCCATTCAGTTTTATCTTCAAAAACTCTTACTGTATATTCAATCATTATCATTCACTATAATCTGTATTGATAATTTGTGGTTCGTCAGATACCCATCTATAAGATCGTTTGATTACCTTAACCTCTCCGATATTCACTATACCACTTTCATGAAGTTCAGAAACTACTTCAGGCCAAGTAGTTGCAGATAAAACAGTCTCTCCAAAAGTTGGACTTACATATATAAATTCTACTTTCATAATTTTACTATTTTTCTTCGCTAAAGTCAAGTTCCCAAGCCCAATGATCTGTTCTTCAATCTTCCATACATCCGCATCTTCATTTTGTTTTTGGCCGACCTAGTTTGCCACTGGTTCCAGAAATCAACTCTGATTACGGGATATGTATAATAATGCCACATGTACCGAATGTTTTTCGCCTTCTCTGCTCTGTTTTTCACTTTGTATTCTCTTTATGGTCTGCGTTCATCTACTGTCATAATTTTATTACTTTTATACGCTAATGTCAACTTCCCATGCCCAATGAACGGTTTTCCAATCTTCCAAACAATGTTCAAAGGTATAGTGTTCGTCTACATGTTCCTTACCAAATTTAACACACATTTTTTCATACCAATAAGGATAGTATGTTTCTCTTATTTCATCTTCCGAAACTGTAGTATCCCAACCCTTTTCTCCATCGAACTCACTGAATGTATAGTATCTCATTTTTACCAATTTTCAAGAAAATGTCCGGCAGGTGCGTTCTTCACCTTCTCGTAAAGATCACCGCTGAATATCCTACCATTATAATGAAATTTACCAGTCCTAACAAATCCATCTTCTGATAAATCTTGCTGGACTATCACTTTAACTAAGGATTGAGCTTCTCGCCTAGTATAACCAGACACATACTGTCCATCTAATTCAGGATGTTTCCAGATGGTCCTAAGCAGATTACCGAACGAATCTTTCATTATTAAACTCCAGTTGTTTAACTACAGGCTTATTATAACACGCCCCTAGTTGAAAGTAAACCATCCATGGAACTTTCGTTTGCTTTATTTAACTCCAAAATGTTCTTTGATTTGCGTAGAACGCCGATGTCCATTTAGTAACATCCAACTATTTTTCTCACAAGCAGTTACACATTCCTCTATTAGTAACTCAGCAAACTTTTTTTGTCTTTCTTCTAATAAAGATACTATAGAATGTCTTGTTTCCTTTGATAATTTATTCCATTCTTCATGAATAATATCCAAATCTTCTCCTTCTGGACAAAGAACTTCTGCTATAATTTGATCCACATCAAATTCACATTTTAATGCTAAATTTTTAATCTTTTCGTTCATTCTTCAACTCCGAAATGTTCTTTTAATTCTTGAATCATTTGATAATAACATAAATCTCTAGTGATTGTCCATTGATCACCATTTTCTCCACTAGACCTTTTAGATTCAATTCTGTTAATACATTCTTGAATAATCAATTCAGCAAATTTCTCTGCACAACTCCAACTATCTGCTTCAATCGTTTCACCTAAATCTTCACCATTAACATTATGCAAATCGTAGAAATAGAAACCTGATTGTTCAGCAAGTGATTTGAGTTTTTCGTTCATTATTCAACTCCAAAATGTTCAAGAATCTCAGAACGACAAGTATAACCATCACCAGACATACCAAATCGTTCACATATATCGGCACATTCTTCAATAATCAATTCAGCAAACTTTTGTAATTCTTCGTCTGACATACCCCAACTATTAAATGAACCTTGGGGAGTATAATAACCTAGTGGTATATAACCAGGAGGTTTTACAATCCGAAGAATTGTTTTAATCTTTTCGTTCATTATTCAACTCCGAAATGTTCTTCAATCATCTTAGCAATCTCTGGCGGTGTTATTGGGTACCTGTCACCAAATGCAGGATTTCTGTATCCACCATTTATAATAACCTTACTACATTCCCTGATAATCAATTCGGCGAACCTTATATCTCTTACTGTATTCCAGTCTGGATGATATTCTCCTGGCATCTGAATATATTCATCCGCATAATCATCTGCTAGTTCAGCAAGTTCTTTAATTCTTTCGTTCATTCCTCAACTCCGAAATGTTCTTTAATCATATTCATTGATAATTTTCTTCCATATTCTTCTCTCATAGAAGTTAAATCTCCTTCTGGATTGAGAATATCAATACATTCCTTAATAATCAATTCAGCGAACTGATTCAGGTCCACCGTTTCTGAATCGATGTAATCAGGCGGTGGAGGTAGTATATGTCCTCTAAACTTCCTTATGTTTGGATGACCGCCTGACTTTATCGCAAGTTCTCTAATCTTTTCGTTCATTATTCAACTCCAAAATGTTCTTTAATCTGTTTGATATGTTTTATGGAACGCAAATACTTTTCAGTATTATGCCCATCACGAGTAATACCCATCTGAATAGTTAGAATACATTCTTGAATAATCAATTCAGCGAACTTATCAGCCCAAACATGAGTAGGCGGTTTCCAGTTACCTTCTTTTGTTACTTCTCTAGCCTCAATCAATAGCTCTCTAATTCGTTCATTCATTGTTTGATTTTCCCTAAAATATCCCTTATATGATATATTATAGCAAGTAGATAGAAAAAAGTCAACTCTTTAACTTGCCTTTTATGTTCGGTGAAGATGATAAATACCTTATGAAATTACATGAAGTTACTGATTATTTTACAGGAAGTGAGTTTGGAGATGACTCTGGGGCTAAATGGAAAGTAGAAAAAGTTATTGCTTTTGCTAAATCCAACCCAAAGTATTTTCATAAAAACTTTCCCTTATCCAAATTAATACACGATCTAGAATGGTGGGAAGATAGTCCGGCACAGCGTGAACGTGTACGAAACGCCGATACTAGGTTTCCGTTACTAGTAATAAACGATAACGGTCATTTGTCAGTCGCAGACGGACTTAATAGAATGAAAAAGGCTGTTTCAATCGAAAACAAAAAACACATCGATGTTTATATTGTCCCGAAAAAAGACATTGCTAAACTTCAAGAAGTATAAGGTTTATATAGTTGAAATTGTTTTATATTATTCACCTACTACTTTAATCTTGTAGCCTAGTAATTCTTCCAATTGAGTGACGGTAAGTTCCTTTGTCTGAGTTTTGGGATTGAACTTTTCTTCTGATATCAGTTTGTCGTTCAACCACCATTCTTTGTCGCCATTTGGACGCTCAATAGCTGGTCCATCCTCGCGATGAAGTAGTCCGTTCAACCACCACATTTTGGTTCCATCAACCCCTTCAATAGCAGGTCCGTCTTCCCTGTGGTATTTGCCATTCAGATACCATTCTTTGTCGCCATTTGCCCATTCAATGGCAGGTCCATCTTCGCGATGACGTTTTCCGTTTAACCGCCATTCAGTTTTATCTTTGGAAACTTGTACTGTATATTCAATCACTTAATTTTCTCCGGAGGTTTTAGATAGTTCTGAGATACGTTCAGCAGCCATAAGTAATAACATCTTAAGAGCAAGATTATCTTGAGATTCACTAGCAATCTTCAAAGTCCTAATGAATTCTTCGTTACTCATTACCATACCTCAACTTCTATAGTATATCCACCTTTCTCACAATCTTCAATCCATTCATTAAGTACATTTACATGTACTTCGGAATAATTAATAGTTTTCTCTCCAATAGGGTTCCTTTCATTAAATATATCATCAGGTTCAAATATGTCGTAAGTATCCACGCAGTTTTTATCTAAAACCCATTGTTTATATGCTTCAACAGGGTTTTCTTTTTCTATAATATCATAAGATACTTTTGTCGGCGTTTGCCAACAATCAAAATATATTTGTTCACTGGATTTTTCTCCAGTCTTTATTACCATAACTTCTCTTGTTGCGCTGATACGGATATTCATACTCATGTTATATACCTACCTTATACCATTTGAGATTCATCAAACTGCGGATATGTTATTACCGCTTCACACACCTGAACTTTTCCATTCTTAAAATACTTTCTCCACATATCACCATGTTCCTCTCCGAACCCTTCTAGAGTAAACAGTATATCCGGCCATTTAATGGATACTTTCTTCATATCTTCAACATGACTATACCACTTACCATTAAGATACCCATCTTCAAAATCATAATCAGCGATTTCCCGAATATAATCATAAACTTCCTGTTCGTCAACAGTATTAGTATCAAAACTCAATTCAAAATCAGTATAATAACCCATATCAATTACCTCTCATTAAAATATATTATTCTATAGTATGCATCTAGATGCACTTCTCAACAGCCTTTTCTGTAAGATAAACCCTAACTATCTCAGTTCCAACTCTTATTACCCTCAGGGGTTTGAATCCCTGAATCAAACGGTTTCATTTTTGATTTTCCTTTAATTTTTTTAAACATTTAAGTGCCGAATTACGAGTTTGATCTAGAGTAAATGTTGAATGTAAAAACCCTAATGAACATATACGAACTAAGCCGTCAGCTACTTGGCATAATCCAAAATGTATATTATTGATTCTTCCTAACTTATGCCGATTTCTTTCTATTTTCATGTTATTACTCCGTTTTTACAGGTATTTCTTCAATACACCAATCAACGGTAACATTTTGTGCCTTTTCTCTTTTTAATTCTTTCTCAGCTAATTCTTTAGTAGAGTATAAGCAATACTGAATATATGCACCAGTATTTGTATAATATCCTAATTCATAAACAATCATTGTGTAACCTGTAAAAATACTGTACTTTTAATATACTCTGGAACAATTCTACCATAGGCGTCTCTGTTGGGTATTGCCAGTTCCATAAATATCAGATTTTCTTTTACAAAGTCTGTTTGATATCTCATCACACTATTCATAAAATCTTCTGATGTACCGCAATTAAAGAAGTCAATAATCCCGTCTTTATAAGATGCTTTACCAGAAGTCGTTCTAAATGCTAGCAGATACCTTAAATGAGTATCCACGCATTCTTCGATAATGAATTTGTTGAAGTAGTTGATTTTCATTAAATTTTCCTAGGAACAATCACAGATTCAAAAGTCCTAAAAGTTCTATCAAACTTTAACTCGTATAGTTCTTTTATACCAAGAAGTATATTTGAAATTTTATCGTGTGTTAATTCTTTTTCCATGACAGCTTCTAAAAGCGTATCAATGTCTTTGGTAACATTCCAGCAATCTAGGATTTCTTGTTCGAGATCGAAGCGCGTTTTCATAATTCCTCCAAAGTTTAGGTACAGGTATATTATACCTGAATTCTGAAAGAAGTAAAGCGCAGAAAAGAAAAATCCCTAGGAGTCTAGGGATTTTGTTGAGAGCATTTCTTGAATTTCATAGGAACATTTATAACAATTGTTACATATATCTAGTTCCTGTAATTTTTCAATATTAATGTTAGGGTCAGAATCAATAATAGTTTCTAATTCTTCTCTTGTTATTGCACTACAGATGCAGACATACATTTTACTGAATCCAGATATTCTCTATTTTTTAAGACTTGACTAGGTTGAATGAATATACAACCACATTTATTACATAGTGTATATTCTGATACTAAAGGATATTTATTTCCTTCTAGAGTAAATTCTCCATCAAAACATATAGATTTTATATCCACAGAATTACAGCTAACGCAAACACAACTCATTTTTTTTATTCCTATCAAATTTAATATTATGTTTATTCCTAAAATAAGAAACAATTGGTTGAATTAGAATTAATTCTACTCCAACGGATTTAGAAATATATTCGTCGTTATATCCATTAAGAACTAATTCTTCAATATCAATAGCAATAGCAGAAAAAATACCCACAATTATCTCCAGTTAATTATTTCTTTTTCGGTAAAATCTCACCGTTTTCGTTAATATCAATTATACCAGCGTTTTCCAATCCATCTATCGTTTCATCAGCACCATATTTAAATCCTTGTCTGAACATATATTGTCCGTATATTATACCGGAAAGTATTATACTAGCAGTGAATATTACTGAATCTGTATCTAACGTCATGGTAATTTTCTCCTTATTGATATTACGTTTAGTATTTATATATCTGCCGTATAAAAGCCGATTTTTCGTTGGATAAGAGGGAAATCGACGAAACCTCTTCACAGCTCCCAAGGCGCGAGAGTTGTGGATTATACCTTTTTCAAATTCCTATTCATAGTATAATTACTTTGAATCCTTATTTCGGTATTAGAGAAAGTCCAACATTCTCCAGTATCATCTAGAAACACAACCCATTCTAAATTATGTTCCTGACTTCTATCTATTAAGAAATATGCCCAACCTTTTCCTTTGGGAGTATTTAATGGTATTGGAGGATTTAATTGTATCATACTAAAATTTTAAACACATTCATAGTAATTTCCCATGACTTATGTTGAAAACCTATACCTCCTTGTGAATTCCAATCTTCAATAACGCTAAATGAATCATCAATCATTACTTTATCAGGACCGGAATATAATTTCTTAAATCTTTTTCCAGGAACAAATATAGGAGCGTAATCTATATCATGATTCTTTAACCATTCAAATTTTTGTTTTGCTATTTCTTCCCAATATTCTTCTTGTGCTGTGGACGATAGAATATACATAGGGCAAGCAAAATTCTCTTCCAGAAAATGTAAAGACGATTTAACATCTGGTAACATATCAAGAGTAGCAAATTGTCTGGTATCAACAAAGTTTTTGAAATTTTTTTTGTAATCTTCTTTTATTTTATTATCAGACATATATGGATAATCTTCGATAATCTCGGAACCGTATAGGTCTTTATATCTTTTATGAAAATCACATAACACGCCATCCATATCAATGTAAATCTCTTTAATCATAATACTATTTCTTCACCTAATCTTGATTTAACATAACATCTAATTATAGCTTCTCTGGCTGTATGACCATAAGCTGTGTAATAAGTCGATATACCTATTTCATTCTTTACTGAAATTCCAGAAAGCCAAGAACCGTATGTATCATCATCTTTAAATCTAGCTTCCAGACAAAGTTTCTTTACATCAATTTCAAAAGTTTCTATCAGTTCTCCGAGTTTAGCCCATAGGTCAGGATAGTCTCTGAAATAAGTATCGTTTGGATAATCTATATTATAAGCCATACGATAGGCTTCGTAAAGGTCATCTTTAGATAGGGTTTGGACTTTGAATTTAATCATAACTAATATCCTGGGTTTACTTCTATTTCTATGGGTTCATCTGATTCGTTAATACCGAATCCTTTTATTGAAATTTGTTTTAGGATTCTTACTTGATATTTGTATCCTCGTTCAATATAAGCGAGGGCATCTCTATATTCCCATTCTTCTACGTTTTTCCATGGAGTCCATCTACAATATGTTACGGAATATTCACTAGAGTCAAACCACCTAACCTGATAGATAACCAAATCAGGAACCTCGTAACCCATATTTGTACCTCTAAATTAGTGGGGATTATTCTTTGATAAGGAAATCCCCGAAAACCTCACTTACGCAGCAATCGCGTAAGAATAAACGTCATCGTTTGCGTTTAATTTGATTTACTTCTTCGGCCAGGAAATCCCTAACCCTAACGACTTTCATATTGCCGATTCTCCGCTGACCTTTACTATCCCCTGTCGAAACCTGTCATCCCCATCAAAAGCACAGTGAGGTTCAGCCATAAGCCTATAGCGCTCTCTATTCCTACTGACACTATGCTTTTGGTGGAGATGGGGGTATCGAAACCCCGTCCAAGGCGACCTATTTTGTCAACATCAACGAATATTTTATTAAGAGCCAAAGATATAATCAATGGCTCTTTATATTATTTACTTACGCTTTGCGAAAGCACGATCAACTTTTGCTACCAATTCTTCATGATCTGCCTTAATAGTAGCATGGTCATTCATAATAGTAGTATGATCAGCAACCACTTGCTTATGATCTGCTTCCATTGCAGTATGTTGAGTTTCTAGAGTAGTAACCCTAGCAGTTAGAGCAGTAACATCACCCTTACTAGCACAACCAACAAAAGCGAACGCAAACATTACAGTTAGTACAATTTTCTTCATTTTTTACCTCATTTAGTTAATAATATATCCGCCAGTGACGAATTCTTTTAATCCATTCTATAAACTACCATACACCAACATCAGATTTTTTAACCTCCTGTCGGTTTCATCTTTAATCCTAAAGCCTGTTTAGCAAAATCAACAAAACTATCAATATCTGTTATTATATACTTAACCCCATCATATTCAACTATATATTCATTTTCTCTACCCCAACCTTTTCTATCATACAAATACCAAGAAACCCAATCATATAATTCTTCTCCAAATATAATTTTCTGAAGGTATTCATTCTGATGTTGGACTATATTTATATATTCATTATCACAAATTAGTGAAGTTAAATCTAAACGAATCTTAGATAATTCATCAAAATATTTATTATTGATGTTTATATCTTGCTGTAATCTAGTGACAATATCTTTAAAATCTTCGATATACATAATCTAATCCATCATACTTAACATTTTCTCCATCTTAACATTTCTATTATCAACTACGCTTAAATTTGAACCCACAGCGCCTAGGAAAGTATTCAACCTCTTTGCTAGAATTGTATCAAAATCGTCTCCGCAATCAAACCTAATAGAAATGTCCTGAAGAGTATCGCGATTTTCGTCTCTCTCGTCAAAATTAAAAGAAAAAGAATTATTCATAAATTAAACTCCAAAATAAGAAAGTATCAAATTAAATACAAAATAAGAAAAAAACATCCAAGCTCCCCAGGCTTTGTTACCCATCTCTTCAAGAAGAGGAAGATTAAGATAACCAAATATCAATACTAAAAATATAGAAATTATTTGGCCCATTTACATACTTCCTTCATAGGAACAAACATCAGGTAAGTATGTGTATGATGATAAACGATCACAGGTTCGCAAAAAGGTACATCGTTATTCATAAATACAGCTTTCTTAGTAGTATAAACTTCTTCTCTCATAGTTTTAGCACTAGCACCCATCTCGTAAAATTTACGAAATGAATATTTCCTCAACTGATCTTCAACGTCAGTTTTGCCTGTTTCCACGACATCAAAAATAGAATACCTGCAATCTATGTTACCAGGATTTCCTCTACCTTTCAACACCAAGAACTTCATTTTTTACCTCTTTAAATTTAACATCCAGAGCTATTATACTCGGTTTCGCTGGAAAGTAAAGCCTCTTCTTCTTTCCAAGAATTATATACATCATCAAATGCCGGATCGATTGATAATAATTCTCTAGGATCAATAGATTTGGATTTAATTACCTCGCCCAGAATAGATTTATATATAATTTTCCTAGAATCATATTCTAAACCTCCGCATCCACTGATCTCGTATATGATCATAGAAAAACTGTTAATCATTTACAGATTCCCATCCTTTTTCGGTTTTTGTTTGGTTTCTCCATTTTTTAATAAATAAAGATCCAAAACAAATAACAACAAAAGAAGCAAGACCGTGTAATCCAGAATCGTTAAGAGGAATATCAATATGATGCGAAAACCAATTAACAGAAATAAAGATACCAAGAAAGATCAAACATATTCCAAAAATTAAATTAAACATTTTATTCTCCATATAATAACATCATAACATCGTAAGCAACATCATGAACAGGATCGTGTTTCATAACTAAATCTTTATTAAAATTTGGCACGTTACAATATCCGCGTTTAGAAGTATTTTTCAATAAATCAATTGCTGTACGAAAATCTCTGTACTGACCATATTCAAACAGACGAGGCGAGCTAACATCATCAGTCAAAGAATCAATTGCAAATTGATCTAAACTTCCTCTGGTCCACACAATCTCGTCTTTACCGCCTTTATCCTTTATATAGTCTCGCGCGATCTTTAATCCATCAACTACTTTTATATCTTTATTTGACGGAATCAATGAAACTTCTTTTACTATATCACATTGCTTTTTCCACCAATCAATTGTTGGTTTGTCTGTCAACCTTTTATATAAAGTCATTTGTTCTTTTATATTAAATTTAACGAAGCATGTATTATCAAGTAATTCTTGATATGTATAAATTTCTTTCTCATCAAAATACAATACAGCTAATGATAATATAACAGAACGTTGTTTATCTCCCAACGTTTCAATATCTAACGCGAACATGTTTACCTCTACGATATGAATTCAATAAATTTTTTCAAGAAAATTCTATTATTAACTTTATTGTTTATTGATTTTGTGAATTTCTTCGCTATGGAAGAAACGGTTTCTTTTTCTCCAAATTCTTCAAATTCCTCTTCAGTATCTATTGTATTAGATTTAATATAATAAAATTCGTCATAAGAATTATCTGAATCAGCAAGACAATTATGTTTTTTGAATAATTTGAGTTTTGTTGTATCGAATTTCGCAGAATCTTTCAAATGATATTTCAATTGAGAAGCAGTGATCAATCTAAATCCAAACATTTTAAAATCGCAATGTTGTTTGACAAAATCTAAACAGAAATCGGTTTCTATTTTAGTCAATTTTCTAAAAGAATATGTTAATTTTTCTCCTGGGTACATAGATTTTGTTATTCTGCTTTTAGGATCTCGTAAATATACTTTTGATAGAGAATTAGTTAAACAATCATATGTTACAAATCCTCGTTCTTCATAATAAAATTTAACTTGATGAGATTCTCCATCAGTCAGGTATATAGCGTTAGAAATTTGAACTTTAGTTCTTTCTTTAAAATCTTCCATAATTTTTTTAGATAAAAGTATAGCATGATTTAATGGAGTATTACCCAACCTAAACCAGTTTGGAACTCCAGAATCAATAGACTTCATCAAAGAAGTTTTTTCTCCAGAAACTTTAAGTAAAATACTACAAGCAGTATTAAATTCATTAATACTCATTCTGGATGAAAATATATTCATTAATTTAACAGGATTTATCATAGCAATTTTATGATTACTAGGGTCGTGTATATTTTTAATATTTTTTTCATAATGTTCTGTTGTAAATGAATAAACTTCAAACGGTATATTAAGTTTTTTACAGAAAAGTAACATGGTAATAAGTTGTTTGATAGTATCTTCCATATAATCATACATAGAAGCTGACCAATCCAAAAAGAATACTAATCCATGAGATTTACTATTTTTTACGCTCGCTGACCTTTTAAATATATCATCGTAAATTTTATAACCAAATAACTTGGAAACATTAATATCTCCAGTTTTTGATACTTTAATCTTTTTTCTACTATCCGCGTTCTTTTTCAACATAAACTCTTTTACGAGATAAGAAACTACAGGATTAGTATCAACCTTGAAACGATTAAATAAAGTAGGTTCAATTTTTATTGTCATTCCAGAAATTAAATCTGAATATAATCTTTTATGATCAATTATATAATCTTTTATATTGTAATCAGGGATATCAACATAATAAGATTGTTTATATGAATCTGAGAATAACATTTTAACAGATATTTCAGCAGCTTCTTGAGTAGAAGCTTCTATCTTTTCTTCTATATCATCTTCGCCAGGTAATGCGTTTGTATCTATTTCTACATTAACAGAACCTTTTACAATTTCATCAGAGTTTAAGGTTTCTTTGTTCGAATTTGATTTATCTGACGTTTCATCAAATTCTAAATCTTCAGAAACTCCTGATTTTAAATCAGAATCTTCATCGTATTCTTGATCGTTCAAACCAGGTTTTTTGGCAAATTCCTCTTTCATATAATCCTGTATCAATTTTGATACTTCGATTACATCATCGAAATTTTGGACGTTTTCTACCATGTCAACATATTCTTGTTCTTTTTCGGTAAAATTTATTCCCAATATAAATCCAACTTTAAAATACAAATTGATTCTATCAATAAGATTTAATTCATTAACCTCTTTTTCTTCTATACCAAAAAAATTCATATCATTTAATTCTCGATATGCTCTGGAATAAATTGATCTAAGTCCGGGATATTTGTATTTGATTTTCTTTTCAATACGAGCATCTTCGACTACGTTGAGAATACTATGCTTAACTTTGGTATCAATTACAGCAGTTTTCCAGGAATCGGAAGGAGTGAACAAAGCATGACCAACCTCATGACTGATCATCATATCGGTAATATCTAAGGAAAGCTCATCTTTAAAAGTAGGAAGAACCAACAGTCTACTTTCGCCATCAAAGAAAGCAGTCGAGACTTTGCGTTGTTCTACAATCAGATTTTCCTCGGAAAGAAGTCTAGCAAGATTGGATTTATTTTCTGTAATCATCTTTCATCCTTTATGGTTTTTTGACATACGGAACTATTATAAAACGAAAATTGAAAAAAGTAAAGTGCTTGACTTTTTTTGAAAAAACGTTATGATAAGTATGTACCCCTTTGATAAATGTTTTAATATAAATAATTTATTTCGGAGGTAAAAATGACTTTATTTAAGAATTTATATCCAATTGATGAGGGTAAAAATCCATCAAGGATTAAACTTCCAGATGCAGAAAGAATATTAAAAAAAGCTGGATATTTTTTAGCAAGATCCGGCAATCATAACATTTGGAAACATTCCGATCCATCTAAACCGCATTTTTCTTTGCCTTCTCATCAAAGCAGAGAAATATCTCCTGGTATAACTAGAGATTTATTTGCTTTGAGCGAGTCTTTAGGGTTGGATGAAGCTTGTTGGAAAGGCTATAAGGCTGTTGGCGTTAAAAAGAAAAATGGTAAGAATGTTCCTAATTGTGTTCCTGAGGAAGTAGAAATTGATGAAACTACTAAACAAAAACTTCATGCGTTCACTATTCCAGACAATACTGAAAAAGGAGAAATAAATTTTAATGCTATAAAACTTCGCAATAGATTCGTAAAAAGAACCCTTAATAGATTAAATACAATTAAAAAACCTCGTAATGTCTAATTATAATCTGATAAAAGTAGATGTGTCCACTCAGGAAAATATTGATAATTTTATAAAATTTATAAAATCGACCTTTCCGTTTTATGAAGAATTTAACAGCAAACTCCCTCTTTATATAAAGACTCATTATCATCCAGATTTTGAGTCCAGACTATTTTTGGAGGGAGAGGCTGAGTTTGATATTGATGGAGAGACTGTTAAATGTTATCCAGGGTCTTATCTGGAGATTTTCCCTGATGTTCCCCACTCGTTCTCTTTTGATGGCGACAATCTTAAAGTGTTAAGATTTTCCTCAGAATACGAAAGATGGGAAGCTGTTTTCGAATAGAGCTTTACTTTTGGTTCTATCTAGGCTAAACTATACGCTCACTCAATTCATGGAACTTTTATTATGTCTAATTTTGAAAATATTCCTCCTTCCGTAATGCAAAACATTATTCCTATGAAACCTGTAAAAATTGAAACCTATGATCATCTTATCCCAGAAAAAGATTTTAATTTTGAAAAATTTGGATTTTATAACGACCTTAAAAAGATCATTAAGTCTAGGAATTTTTACCCTATCTTTATTGCTGGTCCTTCTGGGGGCGGCAAAACTTTTCTCGTTAACCAGGTATGCGCTGAACTGAAAAGGGAATGCGTTCGAGTTAACTTCTCGATTGAAACTGATCAGACTGATTTGATTGGTGGTCCTACTCTGGTAAATGGTAATATAACTTATGCCGAGGGACCAGTTATTCAATGTCTGCGTAATGGTTGGATTCTTTTGTTGGATGAAATTGATCGTTCCAACCCTAATAATATTCTTATTCTTAATGGTATTCTGGAAGGTCAAGGTTTTTATAATCCAAAGACCGGAGAATATATTAAAGCTGCTGAAGGGTTTAATATAATTATGACTGCCAACTCGAAAGGTTATGGTGACGAAACGGGTAAATATCTATCTCAGATTCTTGATTCAGCTTTCCTAGAAAGGTTGCCTGTTACTTTTGAACAAGAGTTTCCTAATGAAAATACGGAAAAGAAGATTCTTGCTCATCATTTGAATGATTTTGATTTTATCGAGAAACTAGTTAAGTGGGCCAGGGTTATTCGCAAAACTTATGAGAATGGCGGTATTGATGAAGTAATATCAACTCGAAGGTTGGTTCATATTGCTCAGGCATATAGTATGTTCAATAATGATAAAATGAAAGCTATATCTCTTTGCGTTGCTAGGTTTGAATCTCATACCAGAGATTCGTTTATTGATCTCTATACAAAGATTGATGCTGGAGTAGATCCTGAAGCTGAAGTTGATGAAGAAATCTTAGAAACTCCTGTAATTGAAGATCCACCTTTTTAAATAATACTAAATAGTTTTATTTAGACTTATGTATGAATTTAGATAATTATCAAGGCGTATCAACTTGGTGGATTGGTGTAATAGAGGATCGCATAGATCCTCTAGGACTAGGGCGATGTAGAGTTAGAATATTTGGCCATCATTCTCAGGAAACTTCGGTTTTGCCAACAACAGATTTGCCTTGGGCTTATCCTGTGTATCCATTAAACAATTCTAATACTTTTTCTGCTCCTAAACTTGGAGAATGGGTTTTGGGTTTTTTCTTAGATGGAAAAGCCGCTCAAACTCCAATAATGATGGGCGTTATCCCAGGACTGAGGTAATATATGGCATATGAAATAGTTTCTATTGTATATAAAACTGATAGATATGAAATTAAAAAAGTTCAAGACGTTTATGGCGAAACTAAACCAATTTATGAAGTTCATGATCTAGAAACAGGAACAGTCACATATTACCAAACTCAAGAAGAAGCCATAAATTATATAAATTCTTTATCTAGTGCTGATGTTAAGATTTATACAGCACCTAAAACAACAACTGGCGGAGTAGTAAAAGAAACTAATCCTCCTAAATTAAAGAAGGGAACGGAAAAGACTGTAGCAGCAACAGGTTCAAATAGACCTTCGATTCCTCCTATTGCTGTTGGAGAATGCGGCCCAGAAACTACTATCGGTAAAACTAATCGAGAATTAACTGCAACGTGCGATTGGACAATTAAACTCAATTTAGATGTTTGCGGAAAAGAATTAGAAATAATGGCTGAACATTGGGTGACGAGGATAACTGCTAAAATTGAAGAATGGTTGCCCTCTTCTCAATTTCCTATACTAGATGAAATACGAAACGCCATAAAAACAATTCAAGAATGGGTGGAAATAATTAAAAAATATATTGAAGATTTAAAGGAAATTATTCAATGTATAACTTCTGTAGTTGCTGCTGTAACTGAATTGGTAGTTTTTATTGCGACTCTTCCTGTAGATTTACTAGCTCAATCTTTTGGTTGTTTGAATCAATTTAAGAATTTATTAGCAGAAGCTGCAGGAATTCAGACCGAAGGACTCGAAAAGACTTTTGATGAAGCTAATAAATTGGTTGATGATACCACGGCAATAGCCAGCGATTTAATGGCACAAAAAGAAAATATATTAAATCCAGTTCCGACTCCAAGTCCAACTCCATTAAAAATTCAAATGCCATAGAGGATTATTATGCTTAAATCTGATTCTAAATCCTGGATACAACCTCAATCTGCTGCAAACGAAAAGGAAAAACCTTTATATCCTCATGTCACGGCTACAGTAACCGAATCAGGCCATTCCTTTGAAATGGATGATACTCCCGGTAGAGAAAGGGTAAGGTGTTATCATAGATCGGGTACATTTTTTGAAATGCAACCTAATGGAGATATGATTGTTAATGCCAAAGGCACTATTTATGAAATATGTGCTAACGGAAAGAACGTAGCAATTACAGGACATTGTACTATAAATGTAAATGGCGATTGTTCTATGGATGTGACCGGAAATTATAATTTAAATGTTGGCGGAGATTATGTACAAAAAGTCGCAGGTCATATTAAACATTTAAGTTCGGATCCTTCTAAATCGGATTCTAAAATCACCGATGGAGATTTAGTATTTAATACTTCCGGTAAAGTTATCTTTAATGCAAAAAAAGTTGTAGTGAATACAGATTTAAGCGTTACAGGAGATATTGGTAGCAATCAAAGTATATCGGCTTTGGGTAATGTAACAGCAAAATTGAGCGTTATTGGTTTACTTAGTATAAGATCTCCAGGTTCTTTGTTAATTGGTCCAGCAGCAGCTGTTCTTCCTGCAGCAGCAGCCCTCCCTGGAGTGGGTCAAATTGATGTTGGATTAAATATTGCTTTAGGTATTACTCCTGGATTTTTTAATTTAACTGGAGTATCTAATGTAACTGGGACAACTAATGTTTTGGGCGTAAGTAACGTAGAAGGTATTCATAACGTTTTAGGGGCAGTAATATGCGAAGGGTTTATGGAAGCAACTGCTGATGTTTTAGCTGGTACAACAACATTAAGGACGCATATTCATGGAAATGGTAATATGGGAAGTCCTACAACCCCTCCTTTGGTTTAAGGTAAATTATGTCAATATACAATAAATTAGGTTTCGATTCTTCTTTTGATATAACTAAATTCGGAGATGCTTTAGATTTAAGCGACGGTACTAAACAGCTTTTTAATATGCAAAAAAGTACCATGAAGCAATGGCAGATAGATGATATTGATAACGATACAGATATTACTTATTATAAAAATCCATTGATAAATGAATTAATTTCTTGTAATAATTCTATAAAAAGTATCAGAACAAAAACTGATACTGGAACATATACATATTTGGCTTCCGGAGCTTCCGCTGCAGCTACAACTTTGAATAGTACGTGCGATGATGCTGTTTTGGCAATATCTAATTTTATTCTCCATACAAATAGATTATCCGGACTTGAAGATTCTTCTAACACTTCTGCCTTTCCTGATTTGGAAAGCGCAATGAATATTGGTAAAAAGATGTTAACTCTTACCAATAAAACGGATAATGTTCAGAATAATGCACCCATATTAGGCAATTTCACTAGTCTTTATATAGGTAGCGATTTATCTACTTATGCCAATACAATATCTAATAACTATATTACGTTAAATTCTTCAATATATCCTGGGAATAATAATACTAATATAACAGAATCTGATGTTAATCTGATAAACTCCGAAGTTTATTCTTTGTATACTATGTTAAATACCAGAAGAACTTCTGATGTAAATTTCTATAAAAATTGTATTAAAATTTCTAAAAAAATGTCATCTGTATCTAAATTTTCCAATATGGGAGGATCTCATACCAAATTGGTAGAATTGATAGGAACTGATGATCTAAAAACTAGAATAAATTCTTAAAAATAATATAAGCGAGGCTAGTGTAAACTTCCTCGCTTTACTTTACTCAAAATTTCAGGTAAAATATGTTTATGGAAACACTAAACAAAAAAACTACTGAAATTTTGATGAACATTCTAAAGAGATTTTCTGCGGAAACTATTTTACTGTTCTGTTTGGCTTCTGTTCTAATTTCTTATATACTATCATCTGAGTTTCAATCAAAACTTATCAAAAAACCTAAATGGACTGTGACTGCGACTTTAGAAAAAGATCCTAGTCCACCGAATCAAATAATTCCTCAGAAAAAGAAATATGCGGAATTAATGCCTACTAATAAAGTAATAAAATTAAATAATAAAGAATTCGTTTGTCTAGCGAAGAATATTTACTTTGAGTCTAAATATGAAAGTTATATTGGTAAAGTTGCTGTTGCAAATGTAACATATAATAGACTTAAATCTAAACGATGGGGAAATACTTTTTGTTCTGTTGTATATTCCGATGAACAATTTTCATGGACTATATACAAAAGATTCCGTAATGAAAAACCAAAAGGAGATATGTGGAAACAATCGAAATGGGTGGCTCGCGCTTTTTCTAATGGATTAAGAGTTAAATCTTTAGAAAAAGCGAATCATTATCATGGGAATTATATCCCCACGCCAAAATGGGCAAAAGGTATGAAAAAAGAAGTTGAAATTGGGCGTCATATATTTTATACTGGACGTTGATTAAAAATTTATAAACTATTAAAGAGGAAATTATGTATAGACCATTAGGGAAAAATGTTATTGTATCAGTTATTGATGGTGGAAAGGAAACTGAATCTGGTATTATTCTGCAAACTTCTATCGAACCTGATCGTGGACTTGTAAAAGCAATTGGTAATGAAGTTACTCAGGTATCTGTTGGAGATCAAGTATTCATGGATTGGAATAAGACTATTAAACTTGAAGATGAGGAACTTTGGTTAATTTCCGAAGATAATATCGTATGGGTGTATGAAGACGTTTAATTTTTGGAGTATATTATGAAATATTGGTCTATATCGTTTAATGTTTTTATAATAAGCGTAATTGGCTATATGGTACTACAATTAATCCCGGATTTAATGTCATCTGATGATAGTGTAAATTTTGTAATTGGATTGATTTTGGTGTTGATTAGTGTTATAGTTATTGTTTCGCATTTGATTGAAATTTATAATGAAATTAAGGAGAAGTTTTAATGTCTATGAAATCGTTTGCTACCATTGGCGTTTTGTTTGTTCTTTTTATCTTTGGTATGCGAAGTTGTACTACAGTTCCTAACGGTTATGTCGGAGTTGTAGTTCATATGTTAGGTGGTTCAAAAGGCGTTGACGTTGAAGAACGTGGTATGGGTAGATACTTCCTTGGTATTAACGATGAAATGTATTTGTTCCCTACATTTACCCAAACGGATAATTGGGAAGGCGAAAAAGAATCTATTACATTCCAGACTAGAGAAGGTTTGAATGTAAATGCTGATATTGGTATCAGTTATCATATTGACCCTACTAAGGTTTCTGTAGTATTTCAAAAGTACAGAAAAGGTATTGATGAAATTTCTCAAATCTACCTTCGTAATATGGTAAGGGATGCTCTAGTAAAAGCATCATCTACTCAAGATGTTGAAACTGTATATGGACAAGGTAAGACTGAACTATTAGCTAAAGTAGAAGAAAATGTTAAGAAAGAAGTAGAACCTATCGGTATTATTATTGAACATATCTATTGGGTTGGTACTTTACACCTTCCTAAAACAGTAGTAGAAAATATCGACCGTAAAATAAATGCAACTCAGATGGCGATGACTCGTGAAAACGAAATTCAGCAAACTAAAGCTGAAGCACAAAAAGCGATTGAAGAAGCTAATGGCGTGGCGCAATCTAAACTCGCTGTAGCAAGGGCAGAGGCAGAATCTATAAGGATTAATGGTGAGGCTGAAGCAAGTGCTATTGAAGCTAAATCTAAGGCTCTAAACGCTTCTCCGCAGTTGGTACAATATGAAATCGCTAAGAATTGGAATGGAGTATTACCTACAACTACTATGGGTTCTGGTTCTATTCCTATGATTACTTTACCTCAAAAATAAGGAGGATATATGACTAAACCTTGTAGATTAGTAGCCAAACGCGGATTAAATGCTCAAAAAGAAGGAAGATACTTTTCTGTACAACTAGTTGGGTATAGTGGACAAAATCCTCCGCCTGAACCACCTGACCCGCATTTAGTTAAAAACGATGACCCTGCATATATTATTGAATGGACGGATTCAACTGATAATAGGCCATCAAATTACGATGGATTTGAATGGTGGGGTGATGTAAATGGAACTGTTGGGGGCGATGGAGAAACTCCATTTATGTTTTGTTTCGCAGTATTTAACCCCTGGATTAGTTGGCCTGAAGCTAGAGTTAATACTAAATGCCTTATTCAACAATGTTTTGAAGAAGATGAATCTCCAGACGGAGAAAGGTATGATTGGAGCGATTTTGGTACTCCAACGTTTGGAGTAGGTGATTCTTGGTCATTTAGCGTTAAAGGGTATGACGGCAAGGAATATAATAATAGAATAGAAAGGTTAAACGATACTGATAACAAAGAGTTCGTTATTTGGATTGATGATTGAGGAATATATGTACAGTTTACCAGAAGGCACGTATGTTATAGGCGATCCTAGTAGGTTATTACTTCCTGTTGATTATAGGAAATTGACTAAATCTATGATATTTGCTAAAGATAATTGCAAGAATGTTGTTGGAGGAATTTGCCCTAGTGACGATAAAGAGCATAAATTTGCATATTATTTCACTTCCAAGGGAATATTATTAGATCAATTTGGATACAAATATATTTGCGATTCTGGTATAATTGCCTGTATTCCTATAGAAATGCTGACTCATCTGGATTCAGCATTTCTAGAACCATTTAAGTTTTTTGATGAATTTAGAACTTCTTATAATCACGGATTAGTTTATTTTAATCATGTTCAAATAAGACCTTATGGAGATTCTTGATGTATATTATTCAAATAATTATGTTAGTTATTGGTTGTTTCAGCATACCTTTATATTTTAGTTCTTATATACTATTGACTAAAAATTGGGAATGTACTCAGGCTATTATAGTAGATAAAGACCCGTCTAATACTGAATGTACAGTTTATATGAGGAAAACTATAAAGGATAAAGTTGAATGAGAAAATATACAAAAAAAATTATTAAACAAATGTGGAATTTTTCAACTCTAGGAAAACATGTAAGATTAAAACATTATAATCCCTGGGTTTGGAGAAGCTTGGCCAATAAACATAAGATTAAATTCAATGAAATACAGAATCATTACTGATAAAGAATACGTCACTTTCCCTACAGATAGATTGATGAAAATTCAAGATGTATTAGATTCTTGCGCGTTATTGATAACGGTTTTATCTAGATGTGATATTAAAGATAATATCGTTAAAAGTCAGATTCAAAATTCAATTGAATGTTTCAAAGTATTAAATGATGATATTGAAGAATCAAAACCGAAAACCAAGCCTACTTTTACAGTGGTAGAATAAATGAAAAAACTTATTGAGTGGATAGCTGTTATTGTTACTTTATCGGGAGCTATTACTACTTCTATAGGAATAGATCCTATCAATATATATCTACTCAATATAGGTTCTTTTTTGTGGTTCATTTGGGGTATTATGGAAGGCAGACCTAGTATTGCTATTGTGAATCTAGGAATGTTATTGATATACTTGTCTGGATTATTACATAGATTAGGTTGGATTGATTTTAATTATATTTTAACTAAAATGGGTGAATTATGAAAGATATTAAGAGAGATATTACTTGGTACAGCGTTATGTTGTTTAAGTTTGTTATTATGATGATTCCAACAGTATACTTTGCGGCAGATTTAATTGCCATGAAGATGATTTAATATGAATACGACTTGCGCACACCCAGAATGTGAAAAAGAAAGAGCGCAAGCAGGATTTAGACCTGATGGTAAACCGATATACAGAAAAAAATGCGATAAACATTATCGCGAGGAATTAGCTTCTAAGAAAGGATTTAATTCTATAAAAGAATACTATAATTCTATACATCCAATAAGAAAACACAAAAAAGATTATTGCGAAAATATAGACGGTAGATTAGGTTTTGTATGTACTTCGGTTATATTGATCAAATCTGTTCAATTACATGTTGACCACATAGATGGAGATCCTTCTAATGAAAATGTTACCAATTATCAAACTTTATGCGCTTCCTGCCATGCATATAAAGGGGCAATAAATGAAGATCATAAATCTCCTGGTAGAGTGACTCTAGGATTAAAATGACTTTACTTTTTTAATCGTTTAAGGTAAAATTGATTCATAAGTCGATTGGAGGTTGATATGAAAACTGAAAGGCGCGTTGTTACTTTTAAGAGATGTTACTTTGATTTTGTAACACACGAAGTAAAAGTAACGCGCATCGGAGATGGTTGGAACGTCCGTATCTATACCAACGGAGAAGTTAATCAAGAAACAAGAGTTTATGATCGTACGAGAATTGGTCCAGTAGCAAGAGAAATGCTTCGCTGGGAAGATAAATGCGGCAATATTTCTAAGGCCGCATCTGCAGCTAGAAAAAGAATGTCTAATAAATTTTAGGATAATATAAATGAATATCAATAATTTTTTTGAATCTCTTGCTGCTAATAATTCTCGTAATTTCAAGCTGGATACTTTGAAAGCTCATTCTGATAATAAATTATTGAAAGAAGTGATTCGGCTTGCGCTCGACCCTTTTACGAATTTCTATATTCGTAAAATTCCAGCTTATACTATATCTGGATATAATAGATCGCTGGATGAAAGTATTGAAATGTTAGGGCAATTATCTACCAGAGTTCATACTGGAAATGCTGGTATTCAGTTTTTAACTGATATTCTATCAAATTCTATGGAAGGAGATGATAAGGTTATTGAACGCATTATTAAAAAAGATTTGAAATGCGGAGTATCTATATCTACTGCTAATGCGGTATGGCCTAATCTTATTCAGGAATATCCTTGTATGCTTTGTTCTCAATATGAGGATAAGTTAGTTGATAAGATTAAATATCCAGCATATGTACAATGTTTGTCGTCAGATTGGATTATAGAAACTGACAAAGGAAAGTTCACTATAAAAGATATAGTAGAAAGTAATGATGATTTTTTGGTTAAATCTTATGACGTTAAATCTAATGTTATCCAATATAATAGGGTTTTAGGAAAATCTAAAACCCCTAATATATCGAAACAATGGTTTATTATAACCCTAGAAGATGGAACAGTATCAAAACCAATAACTGGAGACCATTTAGTTTGGTGTGAAAATAAAAAAAATTATATCAGAGTGGATGAATTGACAGATGAAGATTCGGTTTTGTATTTTTCATAAAACCGTTTTAATGCTATTTCGTCGCTTTTATGATAAGTTTTAGATAAAATTTTTGCTATTCTATCAAAATTTGGAGTATTTGGATATCTTCCTGTTGTATTATAATTTAATTGGTCTGAAAGTTGGAATTCTATTTTTAATATCAATTCTCCCACAGAATTCGAGTTAAATCTTAATAGTTTCATTTCTAACTTTTTTAATGAACTAGATTTTCCGCGTTTTGCTGCTAAAATTGGATCTTTATTAGAATATACTAAATCAGGACGAGTTTTCCCGTACATAGAATTATTTTCTCCAAAATTGTTTGAAAAGTATGTTTGTTTAGTATATTCTGAATGTTTTTTACCCAACATTCCTCTAGGATGACCGTGTTTTGAAATATATGATTTTGTATTTTCGGAGGACTTTTTTGCTATTTCTATCCTAATAGATTCATATAATCTTGATGTTAATTTTATTGATTTATCTCTAAACTTGCTAGATGATATGATACGATTTAAACCGAATACAATATTGGAATTTGGATATGCCTTCGCTAACATTAAATGAGCTAATAGATGTTGTCTACCAGTTAATTTTATTTTATTCCAAGGGTTAACGTTAAACGATTTATACTCAGGAAATAAATCTTTTGCTTTTGGGCAAATGTGATGATTCTCTGTATAAACTAATTTTGAAATTTGTTGATCATACAAAGATGATATGAATTTCCAATATCTATTAAGATAATGCGGATTATGATATTTTGATGATAGAATAGAATAAATATCTTTGCTGGACATAATCGTTCTCCTCGAATGATGTAAGAAATATGTTTAGTGGTAGTGGAGATTGCCGTCTCGCGACTACCATTTTGTTTACTTTTATACTATTTTGTAGTATAATGTATTTATTGAAATTAAAATTTCAGGGCATTAATTATGATAAAAAAAGTGAAAAAAATCGAAAAGATTAATTCTGATAGTTTTCTATATGATATAGAAGTAGAGCATACTAATAATTTTTTTGCGGATGGAATTTTAGTTCATAATTGCAAGGCTGACGGAATGAGATTTAACGCTATCGTTCGCAATGGTACTGTTGAATTTCGTACTCGTAATGGTAAAGAATTAGATTTGCTAGGGAATCTAACTGAAGAATTCATTTATCTGTCTGATGGAAAAGATATTGTTTTTGATGGAGAACTTCTTGTTAAAGATAATGGAATTATATTAGACAGAAAAACCGGAAATGGTATTCTTATGAAGGCTCAACGCGGAACTCTTTCTGATAAAGAGGCTTCTATGGTAAATGCTGTTATTTGGGATTGTATTCCTTACGATAAGTTTATCTCTGGTAAAGATACTACTAGATATTGCGATAGAATTGAACCCATCACTACCTATTCTCTTCCGGAAAAGATTTCTTTTATAACAAATACAGTTGTATTTAATCTAGAAGAAGCTAGAACTATTTTTGAAGAATATCTTGCTGAAGGTCAGGAAGGTATTATCCTGAAAGATATTAATGGTATTTGGGAAGATAAAAGATCAAAGACTCAGATTAAATTTAAGGGCGAATTAGAATGTGACCTTAAAATTGTAAGTATTCAGGAAGGTACTCCGGGAAGTAAATATGAGGGAATGCTTGGAGCTTTGACTTGTGAATCATCGGATGGTATTATTAATGTTGGCGTTGGTTCAGGTTTTAATGACGATCAAAGAAAGAAATTGATTAATGAAAATTTAATTGGTAAAATTGCTGCGGTAAAGTATAATAGCCGTATCGTAACTAAAACAGGCGAACATTCTTTATTCCTTCCAATCTTTGTTGAGATTAGAGAAGATAAAGATGTAGCTGATTCTAGTGGAGATATTAAATGAATTCAAACAAATACGAATGGATTCCTAAAGGAAATGATAGTATTCTAGTTGAAATAGAAACTAAGCGAGTAGTTGGTAGTATTATTAATGGATATGTTTGGGAAGCTTCGGTTGAAGATAGTGGCTGGAAGAGTAGATATACAGAATACTATTCAGCAAAAAAAGCAGTAGAAAAACAGATAGATATTAATGATAAGAATAATAGTTCGTTTTGGTGGCTATTATCTATTATGGTAGGATTGGCTGTTATAAATGATTGGGAAAACATTTCCGATTATTTTTCTAGAGTATTTAACCTATAATAAATGGTATTTGAATATGAATGAATATATTAGAAATCATTGTATTCCAGTAGTTTGGCGGAATACTATTAAAGAAAAACTAAATAAGACGGTATTTGGAGAAACTGTCTTAACGATAAAGAAATGTAATACTTGCCTTGAATATCAACCTGTAGTAAACTTCTACTTGTCATCAAAACCAAAGAAGTTTCAGAGTCAACCTCTTCGCGATCAATGTTGCGAATGTTGGGATAAATATAACGGCAAAACTAATTTAGAAGAAAAATTAGAAGATTTTTCTCTGGATATATTTTATTAACAAAAATGGAGATATTATGATATTAGATTTAGATATTAACGAAGTAAATAAAATTCTATCAGTATTGGGCCAGGCTCAATATGTTCAGGTTGCTGAATTGATTGATAAGATTCGCATTCAGGTCATTCCTCAGATCCAGCAAGCAGAACCTCAGATCCAGCAAGCAGAAGCTGAGACTCAAGTTACAGAGTAACAATCCCCCTCTTGCCCAGAGATAAGAAAAGATTTCTGGGCATATCTCTACGCTTTACTTCTAGTTCACGATTAGTTATACTAGTCGGCGTTGGATACTTTACGAGGTAAATATGAATTACGAGACACTTTCCGCGACCCGCAGGCAGTTCGTTGACGCAGCGATAGAGGTATTCCCTCATTTAACCGATCGAATCACCAGGAGAGAGATTGAGGCAACTACAAAGGAGAAGAACGTAAATTGGCCGCAGTGGTTGACCGCTGCTGATAACAGGATTGACAGAAATTTATGGAGATTCCCTATGAGAGGTGGTATACCAGAAGCACCGAAGGTAGAAGAAAGCGACGAGGAGATATCCGCTAGAATCGCGGAGAAGTACGAGTCTATGGAGACATTGATCGAAGCTGTTTCCGCGAATACTGTTAATTCTTTGGTTATCGCCGGAGGAGCGGGACTTGGTAAATCTTACACTGTTAATAAAGTCCTGAACGAAGTCAACGACGGCGAATACGGATACGTGTTTCATCGTGGATACTTAAAAGCCACGCATTTATTCCGGTTACTCTGGGAGAATCGTAACGCTGGTCAGGTTATAGTCCTGGACGATTGCGATATCTGGCACGACGAGACTTCTCTCAATATGTTAAAAGCTGCCCTAGAATTAAAAACCACCCGTAGAATAGGTTGGGGTTCAGAGAAAGAATTCCTTGATGAAGACGGAGAAGTTATCCCGAGATATTTTGATTACGAAGGCTCTATTATATTCCTGACTAATCTAGCGATTCACGATTTGATCGCAGCTGGTGGTAAGAATGCTCCGCATTTAACTGCTATAGATTCTCGTTCTCTGGTACTTGACCTTGGTATTAAAACCAAGCGAGAATATATGATAAAGATTAAACAAACTGTAGAAGCGGGTATGCTTCGCAATAAAGGATTAAACGAAAGAGAAGAGCAATTGATCCTAGAATTTATGGAAGAGAATATCAATAAACTCCGAGAATTATCTCTCCGTATGGCCGAAAAGATTGCTTCTCTTTATTTGCTGGATAATACTAAATGGAAGACGTTAGCCAAAACTGTATGCTGTAAGGTATAATATGTTCATCAAAATCGAATCAACTTATTATTTCGTGAATGTTGAAAATAAATCAATCGAACAAATATACCAGGAAATCTTTGGGAGAATGAATAAACAATTCTTGACTTCTCAGGAAATAAGGAAAATACATTCAGATATAAGAAAACAAATACATGAAAGAATATAACCAGAAAGAAAAATCTCTGACATTAATCGCTTTCGCTTCTCTACAATATGCAAATGAACCTGTAACCGAGGAGAATATCTTATTCGAGAAAGATAGAATAGAATCTATAATCCAGGATGACTATATTTCTGGTGAGCCAATGGAGTATAATACATTCGTGCTTGATTGGCTTAAGAAGAATGCCCATGAACTTGTCTACACAGGACTCTATGATCAGTGACTTTACTTCCTGAGCTGAACCAAGTATAATGCTGCTAATTGATTCGCTGGAGAGCAAAAAATGTCTGGCTTTATAATTTATCGTGGCCCTTCTATGATTGATAATAAACCGATCGTGGTTGTTGCTATCACCAAGAAATCTAAGAATACTAAGACCGGAAATGTAATCCAGACATATATCCTGGTGGATAACGGAATATCCCCAGTGGATAATTATAATTCCCTGGCAGACTATTCAATCTGCGGGGATTGCCCTCATCGTAGAGGAATGGGTGGTGGATGTTACGTTAACGTCGGCCATGGACCAAATCAAATAGCAAAGAAAATCAATAGAAACGGATATGAATTCTCTCTGGAGAAAGCATCTGAGAAATGCTCAGGTAGGACTGTTCGACTTGGTTCCTACGGCGACCCTGCTGCGGTTCCTATAGGAATGTGGGAGAAATTGCTCGAGAAGTCTGCTAATCATTTAGGCTATACTCATCAATGGAGAAACAAAATAGCAAATGATCATATGAAATTCTGTATGGCTTCCGTTGATTCTGAAGAAGAAAGAAAAGAAGCCAAAGCTCTAGGATACAGGACTTTCCGAGTCAGGACCGAAGATGAAGTCCTGATGGATTTTGAGTTCGTATGTCCGGCATCTAGCGAAGCTGGTAAGAAAATGCTCTGCGAAAGATGCAAAGCATGTTCCGGCGGAGTTGATACTAACAAGGGCGATCCTGTGATACAGGTTCATGGAACATGGAAGAAAAGATTTAGGCAATTCGCTTTACTTCCTGTGTGAGTCCAAGTATAATATACCCTGATTTGAAGCAAACCTGGAGAATATAATGCCTAATTGGTGCTACAACGTCGTTACCTTCCGTCACAAAAACCCAGAAGAAATCGCTAGAATAGCCAAAGCTTCTTCTGATGAATTGTTTAATACATTTGTTCCTCGTCCTAAGGAAGAAGATAATTGGTATGATTGGAATCGCGTTAACTGGGGAACCAAATGGGATGCCAATGCAGTTCAAATCACATCTCAAGATTCTAATTCGATTAAAGTTTCCTTTGAAACAGCATGGTGCCCTCCAATTGAATTCTATACCACATTGGAAGAATTGGGATTCGAAGTAGATGCCTTGTATTATGAGCCAGGAATGAATTTCTGCGGTCAATATACAGAAGGATCAGATGACTTTTATGATATACAGGGAGATTCTAATTGGATCAAGGAAAACATTCCAGAGGAAATAGAAGAGGCATTTGGAATCGTAGATATGGCTCTTGAGATGGAAGAATTGATCGACTAGTTTACTTTGGGCCATGGATGGCCTATAATACCGGCTTGGTTGGTTACTTATACGGAGCGAGACAATGAAAGTGTTCGTTTATTTCAACCTACACAAGAAGATGTTCTCTATCAAAGCATTAGAAGGTGAGCACAAGGGACTGGTGATAGGTCATTGCGACGAACTGACGATTTTCAATCCAACTTTCAAAGTGTCCCAGGCAGGTAGGCAAAGAGTATTGCGCGAACGGAAGAAGAATGTTCATGCGGGAGTGGTTGGGTTTTGGAACGGGTGTCTGGACTCGTTCAATGTAAATTGTAAGACACCTGTTACTTACAATCCCTACAAATACGATTCCTTCGTATATGCGAGTGATGGTTCTCCTATACAGAGTGCAAGTGTAGCATATCTCACTCATAGAAAGATATTCGTTAATTAACTGGAGGCAAAAATGACTTACGACGATTTGTTTAAGAAACTTTCCACCATGACTGATGAACAAAAGATGCAAACTGTAACAGTTCAATTTACAATTGACGATGAATTCTTTGCAGTAGAATCTTTGTCTATTTCTGATAGTACCAACAACGTGTTAGATCCTGGTCATTTATATCTGGAAGTGTAATGAAAATGAATCTCTGGAAAGTATACGTCCCAAATGAATATGATGACGTTCTTATTGATGAGGTGTTCTTTGATCGTTCCTATACAGCGGAAGATGTCAAGAAATCGTTGATTGAACACGACGGATACGAATGGAACATTTTTGTTGAATTGAGTTGACTTCTAGTCATGGATGGCTTATACTATGCTCTGACTTGATAACTGGAGACAAAAATGATCTTTACGCGTGACCATCGTGAACTTCGTCAAGCAACTCTTACCATCCTTGAGATGGTTGATGAGGGTATGCTGGATGCCCGTGATGCCCTAGCTGCTGCCCTTGGCTATATGACTGACGATGAAGTTGAAGATATGGCAGTGGCAAATGCATTCATGGAATATGCAGACGACGATGATGACTATGATGGTCAACCCGATGAAGCGACCGAATGGCGCGACTTTGATCCTGACTGTTAGTTGACTTTCGGCCATGGATGGCCTATACTTACCCTGTAGTCAAACAAAACCGGAGACTCTGGGATGAACGTAGTTTACACATTGAAAGATTTAGAGGGCGCAGTTGTAATAGACAACTGCGCAACACTAAGATTGCTAGACGGCAGCATTGCCGTTTATCAGGCTGGCCAAATCAACCCCGAGTATAACAAGACTCGGGAATTTTGGGACTACGATGATACATATTCAATCACACTGCCTTGTGAATACTGAGCAACAACCGGAGACTCTGAGATGGAAAACGTGGTTATTGATTGGGAACTGTCTTGGTATGAACTAGCTGAAATGGAGTGGTGGGAAGCACACCCAAATGCGACCGAGGCAGAGTTTGAATCTTCTTTCTTCGCACTCTAACTTGACTTTCGGCCATGGATGGCTTATACTATGCTCTGACTTGATAACTGGAGACAAAATAATGAAGAAATACCAAGTTGGTATTCGTGAAGTGTATATTCGGTACATAACTGTAGAAGCCGAAAATGCGCAGGATGCAAGAGAGAAAGCAAACGAGGTATTTTGGGAAGATGATTCTCCCGATGACGGAGAATACGATTATACCCTAGGATATGATGAATGGCCAGTCTGGGAAGATAAAACAGGAGATCTCGCAGAATAGTTTACTTTCGGCCATGGATGGCTTATACTATGCCCTGACTTAAACGCAAAAGGAGAGAAAAGATGGCACAGACTTACGAACAGTATGTAGCAGATGTCAAGAAAGGTATTGCAGAACAGGCCTACGGGGAAGAGCTTACTCAAGATATTGCACTCTATTTTGATATTGCTGCGAGTCATCTGTTTTTTCCAGATTTCAAATCCCTAGCACAAAAACGCTTTCCAATGTGCAATACTGAGCGGACTTTGATAGAAGCTGTTGCACACACTTTGTATTAAAAAGCTGTTGACAAGTGCATAGTGTCCAAGTATACTATGCACTTACTTACACAGGAGCGAGAGATGACTAAGTTAGAATGGATCAAAGAACTCAGTCTGACTGTTAGTTTACTTTCGGCCATGGATGGCTTATAATACCCCTGAGTTGATTAACTGGAGACAAAAAATGAATATGCCCTCTGGCAATTATTATGTTGGCGACCTTTGTTATGTTATGCATGATTGCTGGGAAGAAGTATGTGAATTGCTCTTTGAAGATCGAGATGATGGTGGGTGTAACGAGGGAGAATTCCAACTAAGGGATGGTCGTAGATTTTCAATCTATAATACTGAATGTGGTGATGGTACATTCGAATCAACTGGGTTTGGGTTTTTCCCAGTCGATTCCGGTTCATTAGGTTGTATCTTGAGAGAAGATATTAAAGATAATGATGCTAGCATTGATAATGGTAAAATAATACAATTTGATGAAGAATTCTCTGTATATAGAATCGGCGGGACTATTTCCTTCGGCAATAAATTAGATATCTATACAGGATACGTGGAAGAGGAAGATTACGAAGATTAGTTTACTTTCGGCCATGGATGGCCTATAATATACCCTGATTTGATAACTGGAGGCAAAATGACTAAAGACGAAATGCTAGATGCGCTGAAATCAAGCGTGGTGCTGGTGGATTTTACTAAAGTTTCGGGCGAACGACGAGTCCTGAAGTGTACTCTTAAGACGGATGTAATTCCTCCCAAGAAAGAGGGTTCAACGACTTCCAGGATTTCTGATGATGTGATCGCAGCCTGGGATATTGATAACAACGGATGGAGATCATTCAGGATTGATTCTGTAAATTCTTTTTCGGTGGAATAGTTTACTTTCGGCCATGGATGGCCTATAATAACGGCTTGGTTGGTTAAGTTTAATTGTTTAATTTGGAGAATTGAAAATATGTCTACTCTTATGTCTGTTGTTGATGCTGCTTCTTTCGCTGGCGTTTCTGTTAAGACCATCTATTATCATCTTAACACCAGCAAGAAACTTCATCCTATCTTCGATGGATATAATACGAAAGTGTTGAAGACTCAACTGCTTCAACTTTATCCGGCTCGTGGTGCTGGTTCTAAACAGTTCCTTTGTTCCGGTAGTCGTCGTGAAGCTGTGATTAACGAAGTCACTTCTCTGATCATAGAAAACGCTACTCTGGGAAATATGTATGTGGTTCAGAATCTTGCTCATAGTCTGAAGAAAATCTAAACTTTACTTTCGGCCATGGATGGCCTATACTATATCCTTACTTACTTGATGGAGTTTATATGTTAAGAAAAACTGCTTACAACGGTCGCCGCACTTCCATTCTCTGTATGGTTCCTATGGAAAACCTAGAGGAAGTTAGATCTCTCTTGAAGAAGGTTGACGGAAAGTTCCGTGTTGAATATCGTGGACCCAGGACTATCCCGGAAGATGTGAAAGCCAGAGATCAGCTTCGGAGACAAAATTCCTGTCTGAAGAAGTACGCTACGCATTTCTCTGTGTATCCAATCTATTGATCCCCGCTTTACTTTCGGCCATGGATGGCCTATAATAACGGCTTGGTTAACTGGAGGCAAAAATGGCAACTCGTTCTACTATAGCAATTGAACTCAAAAACAAGAAAGTTCGTCAGGTATATTGCCATTATGATGGTTATCTTGAGCGTGTAGGGAAAATGCTAGTCGAAAATTATAACACAGAAGAAAAGGTCAATGAATTGCTTGACCTCGGAGATATTTCCTCGTTGTATGAATCTATAGGACATAAACATTCATTTGATGAGAAAATAGAAGGACGGTCAACCTTCTACGGACGAGATCGCGGTGATTCTGGAACCCAGGCCAGGTTATGGTCCTCATTGGAAGATTATGAGAGGAACGGGCAGTTCGAGGAATACAACTACATCTTCAAGGATGGAGTCTGGTCTTGCGTTGGTGGTCAGTATGAAGATTGGATTGATGTAGAATACGAACTCTCTAAGAAAAACGTCTGACTTTACTTTGGGCCATGGATGGCCTATAATAGCCTCTGAGTTGGTTAACTGGAGAAAAAAATGAAAAATTGGTTCGATACGCTAAACGAAGCACTCGAGTCTGAAAATCTTCTGGAAACCTGGGATATACATTATCTACCAATTCAATACGGAGAAACTCGATCATACGCCTGGGATATACCCCAATCAGGAAAACCTCGTCCATATACATCCACAATATACATTTCGATCTATAGAAACGAACAAGGAAAATACGAAAGACCAATTCATTATTCTATAGTCTGACTTTACTTTCGGCCATGGATGGCCTATAATAGCCTCTGAGTTGGTTAACTGGAGAAAAAAATGAAACCATGGTCTGAATTTTGTCGCCTCCGCCATCACGGTCCCGATGGATTCTTCGGGTGTATTGATAAAGATGGAGTCTGGTTTGATTCCTCTGAATCATTCAGGATCGCTGTACACTGGTGCGCGATGGAATTTGGAGTCAACGCCTCCACAGAGGAAGAACTCGAATGGTTCGAGACTTCGGGTCGTCGGTTTGGCCTCTCTATCGTACACTCCGATCAACTCCGGAAGATGTACGAAGCAGGACTTATTTCCTGACTTTACTTTGGGCCATGGATGGCCTATAATAACGTCTGATTTGATAACTGGAGGCAAAATGTATAATCATATAGACGAAATCATTAAGACCATAGAAAAAAGATCTATGGATCTTTTTAACGAAATATCCCATTCTTTTGTCCTGGGATATTTCGCCAGCCATATCCAGGCCGACCTGGATGATATAGGTCTTACGGAAGAACAGACCAAGAAACTAGAATACTCTCTGGCTAGGATGAAGAGATTTGTAGAAAACTCCTGACTTTACTTTCGGCCATGGATGGCCTATAATAACGGCTTGGTTACTTACTGGAGAGAAAAATGGCCTCGATGTCCTACTGCCGATTCGAAAACACCGCGATTGATTTTCAGGCATGCCTGAATGACCTGGTTGAAGCCTGCAGCTTCAACGATTTGGATCATTCTTTGAGCGAAATAAATGCTCGGGAAGATTTATATGTCATGGCCAAGAAATTCATCAAGCAATATGAACACCTGATGAACGAGGATGACGAATTTGATCTAAGCGAATCTTGTTTCTGACTTTACTTTGGGCCATGGATGGCCTATAATAACGTCTGATTTGATAACTGGAGGCAAAATGTACGAAGTAGAAATTTACAGTCAGTTCGATATGGGTTATCTGATGAGTCAAGTGAACCTAACTGAAGAAGCCGCGATTGAGGCAGCAAAGGACTATGCGGCACGGGGATTCTTTGTTGTTATTGTTCCTGGATAAGAACCAGCTTTACTTTCGGCCATGGATGGCCTATAATATACCCTGATTTGATAACTGGAGATTGAAAAATGCCAAAGCCATCCTATCCTTACGAAGTAGAATCTAATATCCAGGGTATTCCGTGCATCATAGGAATATCGTCCTATGTTAATGTCCCTGGTAACCCATATACATGGGATTCGGACGTTGACTATTATGGGTACGAAGAAATGGATTGGGGAGTTATGGACAGGAAAGGATATGCCGCTCCATGGTTGGAGAAGAAGTTGAACGATGGTGATCGCGATAGAATAGAAAGAGAAATCTCGGAATTCTTTGCGGATTTGAATAGCAATTACGATCCTTATTGATTTTACTTTTGGCCATGGATGGCCTATAATACCGGCTTGGTTGAGCGATTTGGAGTAAAATATGAAGAAGGTGCTGATAGCGTGGATAGTCCTGGCTGCGGTAACGCCGGACTTTCTAAAGACCGCTCTTACCACGGGAGTTGACGTCTCCCATGGTATAGTTGCTGGAGTGATCGGAGGAATCGCCCAGGCAGCAAAATAGGAAAACTCCTGATTTTACTTTTCGGCCCCGAGCCGGTATAATACCGGCTTGGTTGGTTACTTAACTGGAGATTGAAAAATGTACATTGAAGACGTCGTTAACGAAGCTTTCTCCGCTGCTCGTGAAGCTGAAAAGGCATTCCGTGAAGAACACGGTGAACCTTGGTTCTGCGGATTCGCCTGGGTGAATATAACCCCAGGAAATTCTAAGGTCGCGAATTTTCTCAAAAAGAAAAGCCTGGCCAGGAAATCCTATGATGGCGGAGTAGACGTTTGGAATCCAGGTGGGTCGTACACTCAGTCTATGGACGTGAAGGAAGCCGGAGCCCAGGCTTTCGCGGAGGTGTTGAGGAAATACGGATTCAAAGCATACGCCAGGAGTCGGGCTGACTGACTTTACTTTCGGCCATGGATGGCCTATAATACCGGCTTGGTTGGTTAACTGGAGATTGAAAAATGACTTTCTGGAATATATACATGATCGAGAAAAATGGCCAAGAAACTCTGTTGGACACCATACCGTTCGACGACGATATGGATGAAATAGAAGTGTACCATTCGCTCGTGAACGACGGATATTCAGCCAGAATTCTAGTAACCCAGGATTAGTTTACTTTGGGCCATGGATGGCCTATAATACCGGCTTGGTTGGTTAACTGGAGATTGAAAAATGTACGTTTATCTCGTTGTATCTCTGTTTTCTTCGTCTGATGTTCTGTTGTCCGAGCCTATGACCATGCGCGAGTGTGCTCTCCGAGCCGAGTCCTTTCAAGAAGAACATCGACGCGATAAGGACATCAAGAAAGTAGACTGCAGGACTGGGATAGTTCTCTCTGAAAACGAATAGTTTACTTTCGGCCATGGATGGCCTATAATACCGGCTTGGTTGGTTACTTAACTGGAGATTGGAAATGTCGGATAATGATATTGCTATGTTATCTATCCTGGTGTCTTTAGGTGTCTATCTTCTGAGGAAGATAGACACCGCGAAAAGAGTTTATCGGTAGTTTATCGGTAGTTTACTTTTCGGCCCCGAGCCGGTATAATACCGGCTTGGTTGGTTACTTAACTGGAGATTGAAAAATGAAAAAAGAAATTATCCGCGCCCAGGTTGCTGCTGATGTATCCGAGTTCCTGAAAAAGAATTCTGTGACCGTATGCGAATCTAAGACCATTAAGAATAGGAATACCGCGTCCTGTCGGTATCGCCGAGGTAAGGACGACAAGAGAAACATAGGCGTGATTCCCGCCGGACTAACGTCCTGGTGGAATATCTTAGATAGGTAAGTTTACTTTCCGCCCTACCTTTAGTATAATAAAAAGGTAGGGCGGTTTAAGAAAAAACAATTTTTCCCCGTCCCTGGAGATAAAAATGATTACTAAAGAATTTCTTTCCGGCCTTTCTTTCCGTCCTTTCGCCCGAGGAGACTGGGACGCTTACGCGGGATGTAATCCAGATTTTCCCTTCCCTCTTATCTCCTCAGTATACGAAGGAGAATCCTGGATAGGAGACGTAATCCTAGACCGGAAAAGTGTATCATATATCCCTTTCGGCGCCAAGACCGACTACGATGAGGAATATTGCCTCCTGAAAGATTTAATCTAAAGTTTACTTTCCGCCCTATCTTTAGTATAATAAAAAGGTAGGGCGGTTTAGGAAAAAACAATTTTTTCCCCGTCCTCATGGAGATAAAGATGGTTAAAATTTTTGCTCAGTCTTACCGCGAAGATTTCGTAGGCCGCAATTTTCCGGCGGTATTTTATACCGCAGAAAATCTAACGTCAGCAAAAGACGTCATTTTATCCTATAACGGGGATTTAGGCGCTATAGATTTTTGGGTCATCGACGAAGAAGAAAATACGTGGTATCTTAACGATGAGGAAACCGGCCTTATAAAAGATTAAATCTTTTTCGGGCCAAGGATGGCCCTTTACTTAATCCGGGATTAGGAATCCTACTATCAGATATCCTAAGAATGTTGAAGATTCTGGGCGCGTAGACATTTTTACCGAGCAAAGAGCATAAAACCCTTTCATCAGAAAAAAAAAAATTACGGCAGAAAACTCATAAAAACCCTTCATCAGAAAAAAAAATTACGGCAGAAAACCATTAAAAACCCCGCGATATAAAAAAATTTTTTCCAGCAGAAAACGATTAAAAACCCCGCGATATAAAAAAATTTTTTCCAGCAGAAAACCATTAAAAACCCCGCGATATAAAAAAATTTTTTCCAGCAGAAAACGATTAGAGAGGTAAGAGATAATGAAGTATTTTTCTATTATGTACAAGGGATTTTGTCTTCAGCAGACAGACAAGGGATGGTATATTATGTGCGCTCCAGATTGGGGAAAGTTTGGACCAGTACCACCTCCTCCATACGAGACTAGTTTAATTTGCCAGGTAGTAATTGATTCTTATATATTAGTATGAAGATATATTTGTTATTAGGATTAATAATAGGGACTGAGATTGGTTGGTATATGGGTACAGGATATGGTATACATTTAATAGCCAAGAAACAGGAAGTTATGCCAATAGAGGATTACAGCAGATTAAGAGATATAGAGAGAGAATTAGATAATAGCAGATGGTTATATTTTTAATAAATAGTTTATTAAATAGGAGAAATTTATGAGCAATATAATCAAGCAAACCACACAATATTTAAATCAGAAGAAGAAGACTCCGGAGCCTGTTAGAAACGAAAATCTGATACAACAAGCAGCAGATTATTTAAATAACAAGCCCCGCAGACAGGGAAGTAATCAGAAGATTGAGGATTACCTAGTAGATTGAATAGTATCTTCTAGATCATAGATATAGTTTTTAATCATAGAGTCCCTTTTAATCAGAAGATTTTTAGTATCATCAGAGAGACATTGAAGTTGATCTGATGATATTTTAGGAATTTCTGGTTTCAGGGGATTTTTAATAGGTATTTGGACATATACAATTTTATCTTTATAGATTGTACAGCTAGTCATTAAAAACATTATCAGGATCAGATTTAGTTTCATTCTTTTTTCTAGGTTTCTTTTTAGTTTCTTGTTTGATTTCCAGTTGTTTAACTTCTTCTTTTGAGGGAACATGATCTTTTGTTATAACACCGAGAATACCCGCCAGAGTCATACCAGCAGTTACAATAGCTTCTCTTTGTTCAGGTTCCAGAGCAAACCCCGCAGCAGTTATAATCCAGACAAGACCTCTCCATGAGTTAGGTTCTTTAAGCCTTTCGAGTATATAGTCAAGTACAGCAGACATCAGGAAGCCTTCTTTTTAAGATATGCCACACTAAGTTCAATGGCAAGGTTAACAAGATGATTAGCGATACCAATACCCAATAGTTCGAGTTCACCAATCACACCAGCACGTTTTTCCGGACCAGACAATTCTTTATCGCTCCAGCGTTTAACCACCGCAAGAATTCGCTCAAAGACGCCAGAACCTAGAATAATAGCAGCGATCATTTTTATTGCTACGTTCATATTAACTCCTTTAAATAAAGGTATTTATTAAAATTTACAAATTTTCTAATTTAGGTTATAATATAAATAATCTGACCCTACTCAAACTTTATTCATAGGAAAATTATGCACTGGTTCCTGGTTATTTACATGTATTCCACCCCTGATTTATTAGTCACTGAGACAGAATCTAAAGAGAGATGTTTAAGTTTAAGGAACGAATTAAGGCAAGAATTATATAACAACAAAGATTTAAAGAAGATATCATGCGAGAGAGGCGAGATATTGGATAGTTACAAACCGGAGACAAGTGATGAGTCGTTATAATAGAACATTATATAAATTAATACAACAAAAAAACTTACCTGTTTATTTATCTAGCGAAGATGGAAAGTACTGGGATGTATTTTCAAAGGATAACGATTTATTAATTTTTAATGATCTGCAGAAAGAAAGTGCAATAGAATTTTGTAAAGAATTAGGATTTAATATATTAGCATTTATCAGAATAAAAGATAAAAAGAATTATATAGAATGAAAAGAAAACAATTCGATAAATTAAATTTTGAGATCGAGATATTACCCTCAGGAAGAACTAATCTCAAACATAAAAAACAATTTAAGATAAATGGTTTAACTACTATTTGTAATAGAAGAGGAGTTTGGACAATGACATTTAGTTATCCTCTTGCTGAAACTATAGATAGAATTAAAACATTAGAATTTATTGAGGAGAAATTATGACAGCAAAAAATGATATTACCGGAGATTCAATTAGAACAAAATCATCTTCGCAGAAGTACATAGATAATTACGATGCAATATTCAGAAAGGACAAAGAAAATGAAAAACAACTTGAATTGGATTTTAGCGATTGTTCTGACCCTGATCACATCTGTAAGTGTGGGGAAAACTAATTATAAAGTTACTAGAGTGATAGATGGAGATACGATAGAGTTCAGGGCAGATTTTTTACCAGCTCCCCTGAAGCCTGTATTATCTTTGAGAATAGTTGGTGTAGATACTCCAGAGAAAGGTTCACATTCTCATTGCGAACTAGAAGAAGGAATGGCCCAGGAAGCAACCGATTTCACTAAGTCTCTGGTAGAAAAAAGTTCCGAGCAAGTTATCATAATCAAGGGATGGGATAAGTACGGCGGAAGAGTCCTGGGAGACGTTTTTCTGGATGGAAAAAGTCTTAGAACTAGCTTATTAGATAAAGGGTTTGCTAGGCCATATTTCGGAAATAAAAAACAATCTTGGTGCGAGGAATAGATGAAGAAATTTAAAGAACATTTAACCGATGAGGTTATAGTAGAAGCTATAGATTATCATATAGAAAAAAATCTTCCCCTGGAAGAATGTATGTTTAGATACGGTTCTCAAAAATATTTTGAATATTTTCAGGAATTAAAGAAACTTTTCATTAATGATAATTTAGATGAAAATTTACTTTCTCTGGAATTAATTGATATCCTAGAATCAGATATCGGAGAATTTGCTGAATTTGATGGCGAAAGAGTTCCATTAGATTTTATCATGGAAGAAGAAACTCCAGAACTTAATAAGCCAAAGAAGGGCGGTCCTAAGAAGTTTTATGTTTATGTCAGAGATCCTCAGACAAAGAATATCAAGAAAATAACATTTGGAGATACTACAGGATTGAGCGTGAAATATGATAACCCAGAAAGAAAAAAATCATTTGCAGCAAGACATCAATGCTCAACAAAAACCGATAAAACTTCTGCGGGATATTGGGCTTGTAGATCGAATAGATATTTTGGAACAACGCCAGCAGCAAGAGCAGGATATTGGTAAACCATATAAAGATGAATTTTTTTCTGATTTCTTTATAAGAACATTTTATCTTAATAAACCATCTGAAGATTTTATCTGGCATAGAGATAAAAGAGATAGAGTTATATCAATTATTTCAGGTAAAGGCTGGAAACTTCAGATGGATAATGAAATGCCCATTGATTTAATACAAAGAAAAGTATATCGTATTCCAAAAGAAACTTTTCATAGGCTCCTGAAAGGATCTACTGATTTGATAATAAAGGTGATGGAAAAATAAATATATACCTCGTAACTAAAAATTCGAGGTATATTATGAAATCTTACATATTTGAAATATCGGTATTACATTTAAATCTATTCTCATTTATGTTAGGTATGACATTCGCCTCGTTTTTATCGTGGTATAAAAGAACCTCTTTTATGTTTATTGTGGCATACTTTATGGGACTATCATTCTATTATTCAACTATTAAACCCATTTTATGAAAATCGCATACGCATCTGACATACACCTCGAATTCGGTCCTATTTCTCTAAAAAACACGGAAAATGCTGATGCCCTAATATTGGCCGGAGATATTCTTGTCGATAATGATCTTTATCACGATGGAGAAGTACATAATTCAGGAGAAAGAATTATTAAAATTGGCAAGAGCGAAAGGTTCCATGAGTTCTTTAAAGAGGTGTGTAAAGAATTTCCTCATGTAATCTATATTTGCGGTAATCATGAACATTATAATGGAGATATAACTAAAACGTATAATAATCTATATGATAAGTTTGGATATCTATCTAATCTTCATATAATGGATAGCTCAGTATTTCATTTCGGAAACGTTACCTTCTTCGGAGGCACTCTCTGGACTGATATGAATAAAAATGATCCTATTACTCTATGGGATATGAAAAAATTCATGAACGATTTTCAAATAATCAAGAATAGCGCCAGAATGTTAGGCGGGTATAAACCGGCTAAATTTACTCCAGAAGATTCGGTTAATCTACATTACGATTTCCTGGAAAAATTAAAGAAGGTTCTGGAAAAGGAAGAATACAATAAGATAGTAGTAGTTGGGCATCATGCTCCATCTAAACAAAGTACCCATGAACTATATAAAAATCAAACAATTAGTAATGGATCATACTCTTCTGATCTGGATGATTTTATTATTAATAATCCAAAAATTAAATTATGGGTTCATGGGCATACTCATTACCCTTTCGATTATAATATTGGATCTACCAGAATAGTTTGTAATCCTAGAGGATATATTAAACATGAACAAAGCGCAAAAGAGTTTTCGCTAAAATTCTTAGAGGTATAAAAGGGAGCTTCGGCTCCTTTTTTATGTTTAAATAATAAATACTAATATTTAGAGTCCATTTAATGTTATCTTTCAAATTATTCCTAGAACAATATAATACAAGCGAATTTTTAATCTTTGAAGATTTAAATGATTCTCAAAAAAGTATCATGAATTCAATGATTAAGGGAATAGTTCCAGCTGGACCAAAAATATCCGCTCACATTCCTGGATTTGAAAATGGTACTTTGTCTATTCCATATAAACCCGAAGAAACTGAACAAGCTCCAAAATTACATCCAGAGGTAGATAAATATCTTCGTCAGAAAGGTTTTAATCCAATATCTACAACTCATGCAGAAAAAGAGATAGAAACAACTATTCCATCCGGACCAAGAAAAGGAGAAGTTGTTAAAAAAATTCAGCAACAAAGTATTGGTAAAATTTTATCAGATAATCCAGAATTACAAAAAATTCATGCTGAACAAGGAGCAAAGGCCGGAGCTAAAGGCGGAGAATTTAAAGTAACAATACACAATGGAGAAAATCCAGAAGATATTTTTAGAATGTCATCTGGTAATAAACAAACAGAATCTGGGAAGGAACCATGGACTTCTTGTATGGCTTTACCTAATCCAGAAAGTTCAGACGAAAAGGAAAAAATTGGAGGTATGCATCATCAATATTTGGGACAAGATTATGAACACGGAACTCATGTTGCATATGTTCACAGAGACGGTCGTATAATAGGTAGAGTTGCTCTTAAACCATTCAAGGGACCAACAGGACATATTATCCTCAGAGCAGAAAGACACGGTAATGGCAAAATGAAATTTTATGGTTCTCAGGATTCATCAGGAACTGCAGAAAAAGTAATAAGCGATTTCGAAGAGAAAAACTTCCCGATGAACTCTTCTGAACCATTTTATCAAAAAAACCCTAATGTTTATGATGACGAGAATTTAAATACCGGAAATAAAAAAATAATTTATAACGGTAATCCTAATTCAGAAACTTTACACAAATTTCTTAGAAGTAAAAATTCAGAAACAGTAAGAGGAATGTTAAAGCATCCAGAGATTTCTTCAGAACACCTTGATACTGCCATGAAACATTCAGATAAATCCGTAAGGAACGAAGCTCTAGCTCACCCAAATATTAACATTAGACATCTAGAAAAAGTTATGACATCAATTGATGATCATGATGGTCGAGCTGCTGCTATGACTAATCCTAACGTTCCTGGACATTTATTAGAAAAAGGATTAAACGATATAGTTCCTGACGTCAGGTTATCCGCAGTTAAAAATAAAAAAGTTACTTTGGATCAATTACAAGATCTTAAATCCAGAGAAAAGAATAATGGTGTATTAGCTACAATAAATCGAAGAATCACTCAAAAAATAACTGCAGCTAAACTAGCAGCAATGAGAAATAATCCATATAATATCAGATAAAAAACCAAGCAAGAAAACAAAGAGCAGTTATAGAGAAATACCAGAGGAGACAATAAAAAATTCCCCTGAGCATTTCTCTTATTTCTTGCTTGGTCACATTTTTAATGTCATCAAATCAAACCGCGAATTCTTGAATTGGGATTATTTCTGGCTGCGTATACAACGCTTGGGTCGGAATCGGATAAAGCCATCCTTAAATGATTTTTATTGGCATTTCTGTGAGCAGCAGCATTCCTTCTCACAAAAGGATTATCATCTCTTATCGCTTTATCTAAATGAGATTCGTTTGCATTAGGGTTAATAGCAGCAGCGGCTCGCACGTTAATGTTTTTTGATTCCAGAGCTTTATCTATATGCCTTGACTTTGCCTTCGGATTCATTGCTGCCACAGCAGCAATCCTATGAGTATCTTCCAGAGCATCATCTAAATCTTCATCAGTAACATCGGAACTCTTTGCCCTTTCCAATCTTTTCTCCGGAGTTCCTCTCTTAATCGCTCTTTCTACATGAGGTGATAATGTAGGGATATTTCTTAATCTTTCTACGTTTTCTTTGCTTATACCGCTGCCTTCTGAAGCAATATGGCTTATGAAATTAGGGCTTAATTCTTCCAGACGTTTTGTGTTTCTTTCTATATCTTCATCTCTGACATTACGATGAATGGTTCCATGATGAATTACTGTACCGTCTGGCTGCACTTCGCTTCTATGAATCTTTATTGTAGTATTTCTTGGTAATAAAAATTCTTTTTCGTGTGGGAATGCATTATCGCCAAGGTATGACCCTTTGTCATCTTTATTTAATTCTAAAGATAAAACGTGACCCTTTTCCTTAGCTTCTTTCTTATTAGCAAAATTGATTGCGGAATCTCTTGATATTGATGTGCTGGTATATGCCGGAAGATGTAATAATCCTTCTTTATTCATCAAGGGTCTGGGGTCAAATCCCATTCCGGAATGAACAGTCAATTTTCTGCCAACTTTTTTATTTGTTATTGAATCCATTGTTGGTAAACTTATACCATGTACAGTTCCTTTTGCAGTTTGTCCAAGGTGATGATGTCCAACCAAAGAAGCATTAACAGGAAAGGAACTGTTTGCGAATTCTTTTATTTCTTTTAATTGTTTTGGAGTAAATTTTGTAGATGAACTTAATTCATTATGAAGCACATCTTCGGATTCAAACATACTAGAATCTTGACCTCCATGATAAATTATTACAGAGGGTATTTTTTCCTTTTGTATGAATTGTTTAAACCTTAACATGTTATTTTCCTAGTAGTTTCTTATGTTCATCGTTTAAATATCCGTAATGAGTCGCATGCAAAATATCAATATTAGCATGAGTTCCTGATTTAATTTTCTCTGTTAAACCGTCAGCAAGTAGTTTCTTATGTTCATCGTTTAAATATCTGAACTCTTTTGCATCTTTCATATCATCGCTAATATAAGGAGTTCCGGATTTAATTTTCTTCGTTAAACCATCAGCAAGTAGTTTCTTATGTTCATCGTTAAAATATCCTTTATTTTTGGCATGATAAAGATCATTCCAAGTATGATTTCCTGCTTGTATCTTCTTTGTTAATGCTCCAGGAAGCATTCTCTTATGTTCATCGGTTAAATATTTGTTATAAGTTGCATCATCAATATCTTCTGGAGTATGAGTTCCTGCTTTAATTTTCT